ATGTCCGATCGCCACAGAGAGACCCCGAGCCCTGCCGCCCTGAACGACGCCATCCGCACCTTGTGGGCCCGCGCCGGAGAGCAGCGGCGCCCGCTGACTGCGGACGAGCAGCGGATCTATCAGGTACTCGTGGCGGCCTGGGACGAGGCGATGCAGGCCCAGCAGGAGCTCGCGGCGTAGGATCCGGGCCGTGGCGATCGAACTCTCTGACGAACTGATCAAGCTGGAAGAAGCCGCCTGGGCCGAGATCCAGGCCGGCGCGCTGACCGTGGACACGGCCGCCGCCGTGCAGGCCGCGATCACCGAGCACGCGCAGGCGGCCGGCGAGGACCGGTTCAAGCTCGAAGCCGCACTGAAAAAGCACGTGCGACACCCCGACGCCTGACACGACGAAGCCGCCCCCTCCTGCGCCGCTAAGGCGCAGGAGGGGGCGTTGTCGGCTCTCAGGATGAGGCCCTAGTTCACACGTCGTGGTGGATGAACTCGCGGGCCCGCTCAGGGACTGGCGGTGCGGTAGGCGGCTCGAGGCCAGCGGAGCGAATCCAGGTAGTGAGGCCGCGAACCCGGTCGATGAGGTAGGTGATCGCGACGCCAGCGCCTTCGAGGCGCTGCTCCTGCACGTCGGCCGCGGCCTCCAGTTCATCAAGCCGGCCAGCTTGCCGCATGATCTCCTTCTCCATCCGGTCCGTGACGACAGTGAAGTCGTCCCGCCGATGGTCTCGCCTGGTCCTCCGCGCCGCCCGCCCGGACCATGCAGCCGCAGCCGCGGAGGCCACCCCCACCACGCCACTGGACACTGCGGTCCACATCTCGACGCTCATGGGCTCACTCCAGTTTCTTGGGGCGCGGGGGCTCTCTCCACCCGGCCACCACGATCACCGGCACTGCGGCTACCGCCCAGATCAGCGCCGTCACCCACCCCCTTGCGTTGTCACCGAGAGGCCACCACGACACGACGTAGGAGAGCATCCACGGAACGACGATGGCCAGCAGGGCGGGGAAGCCGATCCAGTCCCGCCCTTCCGGCAGCACAGACGACGCCACAGCCAGCAGACCGGACACGATCCAGCAGCAGGCCCAGGCGTCGAGAGGCATCACGTTGAGCAGGAGCCGGATGCCGCGAGTGTCCGGCAGAGGCTCGACGAGCTGCCCGAATCCGTAGAGCGCCCACAGCGCGCCGAAGCTGGCGAGGAACGCGCCGCGGCGGCCGAGGATCCGGGACAGCCGTCGGGCTACGCGGCGCGGCACCTACACCCCTCGGGGCTGCGGCCGGCTCGTGACGAGACTGTCCTGCGCCTTGCCCGAGACGCCGGTCGGCTTCCACAGGCCGAAGTGGGCGAGGATGCCGGTGGCGAAGGACACGAGGGCGAGGACGGCAGCAGTACCGGCATGCCAGCCGGGCCCCGGGGCGGCGAGCTCCACCAGGAAGCCGTTGAGGGTGCTCAGCGCGAGCAGCAGTACGGCCTTGACGCCGGCGTGGGTGACGCGGGTCGTGACCAGCCCGACGAGTACGGGCAGGACGACGGAGATGAGCAGGCCGAGCCAGTAGGCGCGGTCGAGGTCGACGGTCATGGGGGCTCCGATCAGTCGGTGAGGCGGGCGGCAAGCTTGTCGGCGACGAGCTCGGCGATCCGGTCTGCGAGGGTGGGGCTGGCCGCGACCTGGGTGGCGATGGCGGCCAGCTGCTCGGCGGTGAGCGACGGCGCCTTGAGGGCGTCGATCTTGGTGCTGAGCGCGGCGACGGACTTCACCGCGGCCGTCGCCGACGACGTGGCCGAGTTGAGCAGCGCCCAGGCGTCGGTCGTGCCGGTGCCCTTGTACTGCCAGCCGCTGTACGGGACCTGTGCCTTGTAGATCGCGGCGAGCTGGTTGGCCTGTGTGGCGTCCAAGTCAGGAGCCTCCTCGGTAGCGAACCCGGGCCACGAGCCCGGATCCTGGTGGTCGTTCTCGGGGACATGTGCGTGGGCGTACCAGCCGGCCTGGGTCTCCCAGACCGCCTCATCGCGGCGCGAGGTGAAGTCCACCGGGCGGCCCATCGGCCACCGGTCCGGGACGCCCCAGGAGCGGATCCACGCAAGCAGCTCCGGCCACCCCTTGCAGGGGGTGTCGGCGAGGCGGGCGTAGACCTTGCCGTCGACGCGGCAGTAGGGGAAGAAGAGCGCTTCGACCTGGAGGACGACGGCCCCGGCCCGGTTAGTGCGCGTGCCGCCAGCCGTGTCGGCGAGCGACTTGGACCGCGAATTCGCGGGCACGAACTGAGTGGCCCTGCCCGTGAACGGATCCCACAGAATGTGCGGGGCGGCAGCCATCCCGGACGCATTGCGGCCGAAGTAGTTCTGAAGCGTCTCGTAGGAGACGAGGTCCGCCGGGCTGCTCGCCGTAGCGTTGCGGTCCCACGTGATGTGAGCCACTGCCTTGGCGGGCCCACCGTCGGTCGGTGCATGGTCACCGACATCCAGCCGGGTTGCCCCTGGCATCCACAAGTCGGGCACAGAGGCCTCCAGATATGACGAAAGCCCCGGCCGGCGGCGCGGGGCGAACAGGGTGGAGTAGGGGTCAGGCGACGGGCGGGTCTTCAGACTCTGGCGGAGGGGCGGTGTCCTCGGGGGGTGTCTCGCCGGTCGGCGGGGGCGCGTCGACCGGTGTGGCCACGGGCAGCAGCGGCGTATCGGGCAGCGGCTCCACGGGTGGCCAGTCGGGTGGGGTGGACATGAGTCCTCCGGTCAGATCTGGTAGGCGGAGTAGAGGGTGGCGCGTAGGGCGCCGGTGCCAGCGGTACGACGGCCCTGGACGGTGATGTCGATCTGCTGCATGTGGTCGTAGTCGTCAAGGGCGTAGGGGCCGAGCGTGAAGTAGGCGACGGAGAACGCGACGGAGCCGGTAGCGCGGACGGTGCCGCCTACGGCCAGCTCGATCGTGCCGGTGGCGCCGCTGGTGTCCATCGACGCCTGCATGACCAGGACGATGTTCGGGAGCTGCTTGTAAAAGCGCCCCTGCCACAGCCTCGTCGTCGTGGTGCCGGAGGCCCGCGGCCAGTAGTCCCAGCTGCCCTCGTAGGCGGGGCCGAGGGGGACGGGCAGGTAGGGGCGGGCCAGGCCCAATCCGGAGCCGGCGTCCTCGGCCATGATGACGTTTCCGGTGCGGTCGTACAGCCTCCAGCTCTGCGCCTCGGAGCCGGACGGCGGGTAGGCGTAGCAGGCCAAAGCCAGGCCGCCGTCCTCGCGGCGCAGCTGGATCGCCTGCTGGGGTGAGCCGTCGCCGTGGTTGTACTGCGCATCGGTAAGTGTGCCGATGTCAACCATGCGGACACGGTTCGGGGTGTCCATCGCGAGGCGCCCGCCGCCCGTGACCCGCAGTCCGCCGGCGCCGACGGCGGCGCTCTCCAGGCGGCGTGCCGCGCGCAGCTCACGCACCTGCCGCTTGAGGTCGGCGATGTCCCGGGCCATCTGCTGCGGTCCGCCGGGCAGTTGGTCGCCGGGTGTGGGCATGGTCAGTCCTCCTCGATCAGGACGGGGGCGATCCGGTCGGCCGCCGCGTCCAGCTCCCACGACCAGGCGCGGGCGACGATCTCGGTCCCTTCCGGGTGGCGGGGCGAGGAGCCGACAGCCACACGGATGCTGTCGCCGATCCCCCAGTCCCGTCCGAGCCGGGGAGCCTGGGAGGCGACCGCTTCGATCGCCCACACCCGGGCGCCGGTTTTCATCAGGGCGAGCGCCTTGACGGCGTGGGCGGTGAGCTGGGCGGGGTCGGTCAGGCCCGAGGCGGGTGTGTAGCGGTGCACGTAGCGGGGCCATCCGGCCGCTTCGAGGTCGGTGGCGACCTGGCTGCCGCTGGACAGTCGGGCGGTGCCTTCGCCTTCGCCGCGCGCGACGACGGCGGTGGCGCCCTTGCCGCTCTCGTAGGACTCGCTGAGCATGTAGGTGCTGATGCAGCCGGGGAAGTCGAACACTGCTTCCGGGTCGGTGATCTGAACACCGATGGCCGGCCGCACCCGGACAGGCAGGACGAACCCACTGTGAGCGGCATCCGACCAGGCCACATCCACGGTCCATTCCGGGCCTCCCTCTTGGCCCATGACTTCCTGGAGAGCGGACAGAACGGTCCTGTCGTCCCCGTCCAGGGCCATGTAGTCCATCAGGACGCCGGTAGCCGGGGCGTCCATGATGAACGGCGGGCCCTGGGAGAGTGGGGCGGCCATGAGTGCGGTGAGGACGGCGGCTTGGTCCTGCTGGAGCTGGGTTACGTCGCCGGTGTAGCGGCGGTCGAGGTACGCCTCGGGGGTGGTGACACCCAGCGTCGCGGTCCAGGACGATCCGGCGTCCCGGGTGAGGACCATGCCCGCCCACACGGGCTGGTCGGTGAGACGGTCGACGCCGACGAGCAGGCTGCGGCCGGGGTCGGTCGCGGCAATCCAGTCCTGTCCCGCCCCGGCGATGCCGAGGTCGAAGGACGTGCTGGTGGCCGCGCCCAGGCGTTTGGTGAGCGGCCCGGACGGCTTGAGGGAACGCAGGTCCTCGATGATCTGACCGGTGCGCAAGTCACAGCCGAACCAGTCCAGCTCCACCGGCGCGGAGAACGTCGCGGTGCTCATGCCAACGGATACCGGATGCCCCGGAGAGAGAACCAAGTCGTCTCCGAGGTGCCGGCGGCATGAGCGACCAGGCTGACGGTGCCGTCCGGGAGAAAGTCGATCTTGCAGGAGTGGACGACCGAGGGTTCACCGGAGGCGATGCCCACGCTGTTGCGAGCGATGACGAAGGAGGCGCGGCCCGCGGGCCGGAAGCTGGCAGCCAGGGCGGTCGAGAGGATGTTGACGACCTGAGAACCGGCGGTGCGCTGGGCGCCGCCGTCCCACTCCATGTAGTCAGTGCCCCGGTCGGTGTACTTGCGGTACCTGATCGGGCCGTTGCCGTTGCCGTTGCTGGTCAGATCTCCCGTGGTGTAGTTCGCCGCCAGGGTCGGCGTGGTCCAGCCGACGCTCTCCACCTTCGCCATCGTCTCCCAGGAGCTGCCGTTCCAGCGGCGGAGGTTGGTCTGGTCGTCGTAGAACTGGCCGAGGTAGGGCGAGGACGGGGCGCTCGTCTGGAGCGGGAGGATACCGCCGGGGGCGACGGTGTAGGGGCGGACGGCGGTCGATACGGTGGGCGAGCCGCCGCCGGAGGCGGGCACGCTGATCGTGGCCAGCGGCATGTAGATCTGGGTGCCGGCGGGCACCGGGGCCGCGGGCGTGGAGGACGCCGTCCCGGCCAGATAGACGACGTCTGCCTGATTGAGGCCGGAGGCGTCCACGCTGTTGCACCACACCCGCAGATACACCAGGTCGATGCGCGGGAGGGTGGCGTGGGCGGCGGTGAGGGTCAGGGTGCTGCTGGAGGTCATCGGCGCCCGGAAGACACCTTCGCCGGGGTAGTAGACCACGGCGATGCCGGAGCTGACGGTGATGGTGCTGCCGGACAGCGTGACGTTCAGGCCGCCGGTGCCGGGGACAACTCCGGAGCGGGCGCTGAGCGCCGCTCCGGAATGCATGGTGAGGACCGAGTCACTGCGGCGCAGGAAGTACCCGGTCATCGAGACGGTGTCGATCCAGGTGGGGTTGACCGCTACCACTGCGGTGCTCCTTTCACATCCATGCTGAGCGCCAGCGCGCGGTGAGTTTCGCCCCGCTGCTGTAGGCGGCTGCGGCGAATTGGAACGACACCAGCGCCCCTGCCGGGATGACCGGCCACCCGGTGGGCGTGGACAAGAACCGTCGCCGGGACACGTCGCCGTTGAGGATCACGCTGTGCGCGTCGGTGTCGATGACCAACTGCTCGCCGTCGCCGAGGTACTGGGAGTAGACGAGGGATCGGACCGTGCCGTCGGGCATCTGGGCGAAGACCTTGGGAAGGTTCACGGGCCCGTCGATGATAAGGACCGGCCTGGTCTCGAACGTGCCCGTATTGGGGGCGTCGATGACGCCGGACACGCTCGTCGAGACGATCGTGACCGGTGGCGTGACGGGCGGCTCCAGGCCGCCGGTGGTGATCGGAAGCATGGTCTCGTCGCTCTGCAGCACGGTCGAGTACCGGCGTGGATCGGGGGCGGTGACCATCAGGGAGTACGAGGCGAGCCGGTCGGTCACGTACTGCAGGACCAACTTCCCCGACCGGCGCACCACCGCCTGCTTCGGTGTGCTCTCGTACACCACCAGCAGGGTGTCGGTCAGGGCGACCGCGGACCGCAGGCGTTCCATCGCGTCCTCGAGGGACGCCTGGTCCGCGGCCTCGATGACGCCGGCCGCGGTGATGGGCCGCTCGCCGAGGTAGACCGGAGAGGGCCAGGCGCCGTGGTCGGCCTCGCGCTGCTGCATGTCGGTGCGGACCTCGGGCGAGTCCCAGCCCTGAAGCTCCTGAAGGCGCCAGGCGACGCCCGCCGAGTCCACGCCGCCGAGCGGGACCGGGCCGATGTCCGCCCGCAGCCCGCCCAGGTCCTGCCCCGCGACATAGCTCACGCGCCCTCCTCCTTCCTGTGTCAGCCGATCAGCGACATGTGCCGGGCGACGTCCATCGCCTGCTCGGCCGTGGACTGCTTCGCCCCGTGCAGGTGCACCTCGTAGTGCCGGGTGACCGTGGTACCCACTCCCCCGGCGGCCTGAGCGGTGCCGCGGTAGCGGGCGGCGGGGGTCAACTGGTAGCCCATGCGGGCCGCCGTCCTGGCCAGCAGCGCCCGCGAGCGCGCCGACCCGTCGTGCGGAATCCACGACTCGGGGACCCCAGCCTCGCCGCCCAGGACGAGCGAAGGCCGGGTGAGGATGCCACCGCGGGCCATCGCGACCACCCCGCCCTGCCCCGCCCACTGCTTCAGGAACACGCTCTTGTACGCCTCGGGCAGGGCGTTGATCTGGCCCATCATGCGCGGCACCAGCTTCTTGATGACGGCCATGTCCAGGCCGGCGTTGACCAGGTCGGCATAGCCCTTGCCAGGGGCGGAGCGCAGCGTGGACAGCAGGACCAGGGAGTTCGCCAGGTCCTCACCGGTCAGCGTGTTCTGGGCCTGGCCGACGGCCTTGTTCGCCGCGGCCGCCGCCGTCTTGTTCCCGGCGGCCTCGTGCGCGAGGGTCATCGCGGTGGCGTCGCCCTGCGCTGCGAGGGCCTGCGCCAGGTCCCCGAACCCCTGCGCCGCGAGCTTCTGCAGGTCGGCGGCGAACTGCTGGCTCTCCTTCGTGGCGCCGCCGAGCTGGTTGGTGAAGTCCGCCAGGGTCGCCTTGGCCAGGTCGCCCGTCTTCTTCAGCTTGTCCGCGATGTCCTTGAACTGCTTGTCGCTGGCGGTAGCGAGGGCGTTGACCAGGTCCTGGCCCTCGGTGCCCATCGCTTCGAGCATGGCCTGGAGCTCTCGCCCGCCACGCTTCCCGATCCAGGCGAGGTTCTTGCGCCACCGCTCGGTCACGGCAAGCGACTCGTCCAGTTGCGTCGCGTAGGCCGCGAGGTTGAACGTTGCCGGCGCCTTCGAGCCGGCCTTCAGACCGAGTTCCTTGGTCCCCGCGTCGACATCCTTGCGCTCCTTCTTCACCCGCGCATCGGCCGAGCTCTTGGTGGAGCGCGCCTTGGTGACACGGTCCTCGGCGTCCTGCAGCTGCTTCTTGGTGTGCTTCTTGTCCTTGCGGACCTTCTTCAGGTTCTCTTCGGCGGCCTTCAGGTCCGCCGCGGCCTTGGCCTGGTCGGCCAGGGCCTTGGTGAGCTCCTCCCACTGCTTCTTGAGGTTCTCAATCTCCCAGTCGTAGCGGGCCTTGGCGTCTGTGGGGCCGCCGAGGACCGGCCGGCCGGTCGGCGTGTAGCTGAAGGACCCGCCCAGCAGACCTCCGGACGCGTACCGGCCGGCGTTGAGCCGGTCGAACATTCCGATCCCGTACTTGCGCACGGACGCGGCCTTGATGACGTACTCGCCGCGGGACAGCCACGTGGGGACACTGTCCGACGTTTCCGTGCCCGGTCCGTACACCGCGCCGCCCCACGGCATCCACTGCACGTCGCCGCCGCTGGCGTACCCGCGGATGAGTCCACCATCGGCCTCGCGGTTGGCCCGGCCGCCCGAAGGCGGGTAAGGGCTGCCGGTCGTGCGGTAGTGGGTGGTGATGTCGATAACCCTGCCGTCGAGGACGTCGACCCGCGTCTGCAAGGCGTTGAGCGCCGAGATCGCCGCACCGGTCGGCGCGCTGATCTTGACCTGGCCGCCAGGGAGACGCTCCACCTTGTAGCCAAGGGCCTGCAGCTCGGCGATCGCCGCACCGGTCGGTGCCTTGATCGTGAGTGTCTTGCCCTGCGGCAGCGCCGCCAAGCGTGCGTACAGCGCCTGCAGTTCGGCCGTAGCGTTCGTGGCGCCCGGTGCGGACACTGTGGTGGACGCATCGGACGGCAGCTTGGCGTAGGCACCGATCAGCTTGTCGATCGCCTCTGCGGAGAAGCCTGCCTGGTCCATCTGCCGCCGAAGCAACGCGATGTCCTGCTCCAGCACTGCGTTGCCTGCCTCGATGGTGCCTTGCTGCTCGGCCACCGCCTCCGCGTGACTCATGGCCGCCTGCGCCGCGTCGAGGAACGCCGACTTGACCTTGCGGCCCTTCTCGCTGGCGATGTCGAGGCTGAACCCGTTCTCCTTGGCGGCGTCGGTGAGTTCACTGAGAGCCGACCGGAAAGAGATCTCCTTCTCCGCCACCGAGATCGCGACGCCGTTGAGGGTCTTCAGGGCGTCGGTGAGCTTCTCTGCCTGGCTGCGTGTGTCTGCCATCTGATCGGCGGTCATGCCGGTGGCGTCAGCGAGATCCTTCTGTGAGCCGACAGACAGCTTGTTCTGCGTGTCCAGTGCGGTCAGGGCGTCCGAGTACTGCGGGAGCAGCGTGCGCAGCTTGGCCGTGCTCGTCCCCTGCTTCTCCGCCTCGGCTGCCATCTGAGCAAAGGCCGCCGCGGCCTCCTTCGTGGCGCCGCCCTGCACGAGACCTGCGAGCGCCTCGTCGAGCGCCTTGACCTTGTCGCGGGCGGCGATCAGGTCACCGAAGCCGTCCGGACCGAAGGGGTCCAGTTCGGAGAAGAAGTCGCTGATGCGGTCGAGGGCGCCGGGGTGCGCGATGCGCGCCACGGCCTCGCCGAAGCCGTCGAGGTTGTCCCCGAACGCCTTCGTCAGCTCACCTGCCGCTTTGCCTTTCTGCGCCAGATCGACCAGAGCGTTCGACAGGCGCGTCGCGTTCGGCGGGGCCTCGCGCAGCCCTTCCGTGAGCTTGTTGACGCCGTAGCTGACCGCGGCAATGCCCATCACAACCAGGCTCAGCCGGCCCAGTGCGAGCATCGCCGTCCGCACGCGCGCCGCTGTCACGCCGAGCGCGACCAGCTCGGTGCGGACCGCCATGATGCGAGGCAGCATCAACAGGAGGCTCGACCCGACCAGGCCGAGGACGCCGAGCAGGCCCGCCATCACGGTCAAAGACTTCTGGGCGCTCGGGGACAGCTGGGAGTACCAGCCGACCACCGCGTTCAGCGCCTGCGCCATCTCGCGCAGGACCGCGTTCGCGCCCGATCCGGACTGGATGAGGGCGGTCTCCAAGCTGCCCTTCAGGCGCTCGAGGTCACCCGCCAGGTTGTCGGTCATCGTGGCTGCGACGCGGGTGGCGTACCCGGTGTCGTTGACCGCTCCGACCCACTGGTCGACCCCCTGGGAACCCGCCTCGTAGAGGATCGTCGCAGCTCGCACGGCATCCGAGCCGAAGATCGTCGCCATCGCGGCGTTCCGGGCCTCAGGCGTGAGCTTGGAGAAGGACTGGGCCATGTTGCCCGCGAGCGCCGTCAGGCCAATGAACTCACCCTGGGCGTCGTAGGCCTTGAAGCCGATCTGCTCCATCATGGCAGCGGCTTCCGCGGACTGCGGGACGAGTCGCTGCAGCATGACCTTCAGCGACGTACCGGCATCCGAGCCAGTCAGGGCGTTCTGCGCAAAGAGAGACAGCGTTCCCACTGTCTGCTCCAGCGTCAGCCCGGTCTGCGACGACAGAAGCGCCGCCTGCCGGAACGCCATCCCCATGTGGTGCACGTTCGTGGCGCTCTTGCCAGCGCCCGCCGAGATGACATCGGCGATGTGGCCGACATCCTGGCCACGCAGCTTGAACGCATTCATGGCCTGCGCAGAGATGATGGCGGACTCGCCGAGCTCCAACTGGCCGGATGCCGCCAGGTCGAGAGCGCCGCGGAGCGCTCCTCCGATGATGTCGGCTGTCGAGATGCCGGCGCGGGCAAGCTCGGCCTCGGCGTTCGCGGCCTCGGTCGCGGAGAACACGGTGGCCTGCCCGGCCTCGAGAGCTGCGTCCGACAGCGACTTCATGTCGTCGGCCGAGCCGTTCGTGACGGCCCGCACCTCGGACATCGCCTTGTCGAAGCGGGCTGCCGCAGCCGCCGCCAGCGCGAAAACGGCCGCCAGGCCCAGTGACGCGTTCCGCGTGGCCTTCAGGCTCTTCTCGGACGTGTTGGCGACGTTCATCATGCTGGTGCCGACGGTGTGCGCGGCAAAGCGGGCGCCGCCACTCAGCGCCATCCATGCAGACGCCCATCGAGACGACGTCGTTGCCGCAGCCGCGCTGGAAGCCGTCCCGGCACTCCGGACGGCCGCAGCGGCCTGCACCGACGCAGAGGTCGCCCGGTTCATGGCCAGCGCGCTCGCGGCCCCCAGGCCGGCCATCTGTGCAGCAGTCGCCCCAGAGCTCGCGTTCAGGGCGGCAGCAAACTGGACAGCGCCTGTCTGCGTCAGCGCCGACATCCGGGCCAGAGCCGCGGATGTCGAGTTGATCGCCTGTGTAGATGCGGCGGCCGCGGACGTCATGCTGGTGCGCATGGCCGAGCCGGCGCTGATCGCACTGGCCCCCACCCGGTTCAGGGCGGCCGCGCCCTCCGCGCCGAGACCGGCTGCCTGCGCCCGGGTCGAGGCGAAGCTGGCGTTCAGCGACGTTGCGGCGCGCGCGCCCTGAGTCTGGGCCATGCGCGCCATCTGCTGAAATGCCGCTGACGACGAGTTCGCGGCTTGCCGAGACGCGGCAGTGGCGGACCGGCTCATCTGGTTCATGGCACCCGCGCTGCGGGACGCCATCTGGTTCATCTGCGCCGAGGTACGGGCCGTGGCCCGGTTCACTGCGGCGGCGGCCCGGCCAGCCTGGGTCGTCGCCGTGTTGCCCATGCGCTGAAACGCGCGGCTGCTGTTGTTGGCCGCAGCCTGAGACGACGTCGCGATCTGCCGGGCCGACACCTGCGTCTGGGAGGCAGCCGTCCGCATCGCGGAGACATACGGGCCGACATTGCCCGTCAGGACAACGCGCACGGTACGGTCAGCCACGGGCTACCCCCTCTTTACGACAGAGACGTGCAAGCCGTGAGCGTTGCCGCCGGACTCCTGATAGGCATGCAGCGCCTTCGCCCCGGTCGAGCAGGGGTGGCAGCGGATCAGCTCGGCCTGGTAGGCGAATTCGTTGTCCTGATGCGACGCCTCGGACCACGGCTGGCCGCAGTCCGGGCAGGAATCGCGCTCGACCTGGGCCAGCGCCAGAGCCCAAGCCCGGTCCTCGTCGAGCCACAGCGGTTCGCCTGGGGCGACAGCGCGTCCCATGAAGACGGAGCGCGGCACGCCCCAGGCGCGGGCCGTCTCTACTTCCCGGCGGTGAGGGCTTCCAGGATCCCGGAGGCGCTCAGCGAGAAAGGGATGCCGGGGGCCTCCCGGTTCACGTCGAAAGCGCACTGGAACAGCTGCTCCCGCTGACCCTCGTTGAGGATCTCGAACAGCTCGCTGACCTGCTCGGGCAGCATTTCCGGGTCCACAGCGCTGGCTGCGATCAGAGCCTTCGGGAAGGTGTCCGGATCCCAGGCATGCCCCTGCTCCTTGCCGGGATGCTCGGCAAGGAGATCGGACCAGCCCTTGTCGCCGAGCGACTGGAAGCGGAACTCGGTGTAGGACTTGCGGACCTTGTCGCGGGCCGCAGCCACCTTCTTCGCCAGCGCCACACGAGGATCCGTGGCGGCCAGGCTGTCCGGAGACCAGGCGTCGCCGGCCTCGGAAAGCTGCCGCTCCAGCTCCTCCAGCTCCGCGACCAGGTCGCCGGCAAGGCACAGGTGAACGGACTTCTGGCGGCGCTTGGCCTTCTTGAGGATCTCGGAGATGTCGGGCATCAGGCCACCGTCGCCGCGGTCGCCGGAGCCGACGTCACCTTCATGGGCGAGACGAACTTCATGACCTCGTTCGCCGCCGGGGAGACGTTCTGCGGCTCGCCGCAGGTGATCGGGTAGATCTCAGCCTTCTGGCCGGCCGCCCACGCGGTCGCGTAGGCGACACCGCGGCGCACCGCCATGAACCCGCTGACGCCGTACTTCAGCGTCGTGTACGGCAGGTCCTCAGGGCCAGTGTCCCCGCGCTTGAAGGTCACCTCGACGTCGAATCCCACGCGGCCGACGGTCTTGGTGTCGAACGTCGAGGCGAGCGAGCTGGTGTCCACGTCCGCGGTGCTCGGGTCGAGCTTCAGCCCGTCCGGGGTGATGCGCTGCGTGTAGTCCGAGCCGGCGTTCAGCTCGGCGACGGTCGGGGCGTTGATGTTGGAGATGGACGGGACCCAGTAGACCCGGGTCTTGCCATCGTTGATCAGGTCAGCCATGGGGCGGCCCTCCTCAGGGCATGAAAAAAGCCCCAAACGGGGCCGGGCAAGGGGTGGTGGGGCAGGATCAGATGACGAGGTTCGCGACGGTCACGTTCGTCGTGGCCGAGTAGGTCACGGCGCACGTGCCGTCCGCGGCGCCGGCGAAGAGGTCGCTGGTGATCGGTCCGATCATCTTGTCGCCGGTGGTCGCGGGGACGGTGACCACGACGTCGGCGGCCAGCTGGCCGCGGACCCTGGCGGTCGAGGTCAGCGTGACGGTCATGGACGAGCCGGCGGTGTTCTTCACGTGCAGGAAGCTGCGCTCGCCGCATGTCACCGTGGTGGAGGCGACGGCGGCTGAGTAGGACGGGGTGAGGCCGCTCAAAGCGACGGCCTGCTGGGCGAGCAGAGGCATGACGATCTCCTAGGACGTGGACTGCAGGGTGTACTGGACAGGCAGGAAGAACACGGGCGGGGAGACGTCGTCATCGCGCTGCACTGGAGGCCCGCCCAACTCCTCCGGCCGCCACGCCGTCCGCCCCGCCACCGTCAGCGGCGCATGCAAGGCCATGCGGGCCCGCTGAGCAGCCCAGCGGGCCTTCTCCGCCGTCGGCGCCACGCAGGTCAGCTGGAAGCCGAGCCGGAAGTCCGTGCGGACATCCGCCAAGGACTCGCGCACTGACTGGCCCGGGTCGGCGTACAGCACCACGTAGATGCCGTTCGCAGGGATCGATGCGGTGGGCGGGGCGACGCCGTCCCCGACGACCAGGCCCCCTGCCGTGAGTGCTGCTATCACGGCGTCGAGGTGCGGCTTGATGTCCGGGGCGGCCACTAGGCGGGCCCCAGACGCTGGACCAGGGCAGCCACGTGGGCCTCGAAAGCGGGGGCCTCGGCGAGCAGCGCCCGGCCGCCATCGTTGTGGGGCGGGTTGTTGCTGGATCCGAACTCGAGAAGGTTGCCGAGAGGGCCCTGCACCTTTCCCTTGTCCGGGCCGATCTCGGCCGTCGCGCCGCCTGGGATGGGTGTTACGTCGTAGCCGATGCTGTACGGGTAGCGGCGCGCGTGACGGCCGGCCGTCACGATCGCGTTGGCCCGCCAGGCGTTCTTCACGTTGAGCGCGCCACGGGTCACGATCGCCGCCATCTGCGGTTCCGCCTCCGCAAGGTTCTCCTGCAGCACTGCCGCGAGCTGTACGAGTTCGCGGACGTCGATGTCGCTCATGACCTGTCCTCCGCAGAAATCCGCCACGCCGTGGCTGTGGAACTGAACTCCACGCCAGTCACCCACAGACGCAGGCCGACCATGCGGGCGTTCGGGGACGCCGTCACCTCGATGAGGTCACCGACAGCCGGCCGCTCACTCGTCTCGGTAGCCCAGGGCAAGGACACCGCGTACTCGCGCAGGGTGACGTTGGCCTCGCCCGCCTCGATCTCCTCGCCGCGGGAGCGCGCGACGGGCTTCACGCGTGCCGAGCCCGTATAGAGCGCCAGTGGAGTAGCAGAGCCGTCCGTACCGGTGTCCCAGTCGAAAGCCGGGACGCCTGGCCGGTACAGCGTGACTGTCTCCCGCTGCAGCCCCGCGGCGGCGGCCCGGCCCGCGGCGAGAGCGGCTTCGAGGGCGCTCACGACGGCACGACCGAGAACGCGGCCCGCCGGTACGGGCGGAGATCTTCCTTGTGGGACCGGCTGAGCCGGGCGCCGCCGATCGTCTCCGAGGCGAAAACCTGTCGGTAGTCGTCGATCGCGACCTCGCGCAGGTTCCCCGGGTTCGACAGGTTCATCGTGGCCAGATCCAGGACCACATCGACGATGTCGTCCGGGACCTCCTCATACCCGTGCGAGTAGGTGACCCGCACCTTCGGCGCCCACACACCCTGGGGCCGGTTCCACGGCCAGCCCATCAGGCGGGTCGGCGCCTGCCACGGGAAACCGCGGGTCAGCTCGTTGCCGAGGCGGGAGTAGTCCCGGCCCTCGATCGCCGTCCACTCGATGCCGCTGAAGTCGGCGACCTCGACGACCGTGAGCGGGTTACCGCCGTCGACGACAAGCGGGTACTGCGGCAGCCTCAGTACCCGCTCACCGCCCGGGAGTTCGACGGTCTCGCTGGCCACGAACGTGATGTCCTGGCGGGTGTACTTCCTCACCCGGGCCGAGGCCCGCCGCAAAGCCATGTCGATGGCGGCATCCGTACCTGTGGCGCCAGCGGCGACGAGATCGGCCGCCGTGGCAAGAGGGGGCAGAGTCACGACGGCCTCCCCTCACTCCTCGCCGCCGCCGGCGAGCCGCTCCAGCTGCTTGACCAGGGTCGAGCGCGGCTTGTCCTTGGCGTTCTCGGCAGCAAGGGCTTCCTCGGCACGGTCGGGGTCATCACCGACCCAGCTGAGGATGTCCGCGGCCGTCGCGTCGATGTCGAGCTCGTCGTCAGCCGGGGCTTCCAGCTCCTCCTCCGCCGGATCCTCCGGCTCGGCGGGATCGTCGGCAGCGGGGCGCCATGCCTTGGCGGCCGCGTCCAGCGGCTCGACGGCGGAGCCGGTCTCCAGGAGATGCAGGGCGAGCCCGCCCTTGACCTCCTCGTCGGCGGCCAGCGCGACGATGCCGTAGTTGTAGTAGGTGGAGCCCGTCTCGAGCACCTTCACACGCATGGGATCTCCTTGATGCGGGCCGGGGCGGAGCAGTCCGCCCCGGCGGCCGCTTCGGTCAGGCGTGCTCGAGGACCACGGCGCGCTTGAACAGGGCAGCGTCCGAGTTCGCGAGCGAGTCGGACGGGACGCCGTAGTCGCCGACCCACGACCACGAGGTCGACAGGATCTGCTGCAGGCGGTCCTGCGGCGGGCGGACGATGCGCGCGACCTGGACGCCGGGCGCGGCCTCGACCATCGCGATGTCCGGGACGTCCTCCACGCCGGTGCCCGCGAGCAGGTCACCGATGCCCTCGAACGGGGCGGCGACCAGGGCCCCGGCGCCGAGGACAATCGGCCGGTGCACGGTGACCGTGCCGGTCGAGCCGCCGGCGATGGTGGGGCACTCGTTGTTGCGGACCCAGTCGATGCCGCCGAACCGGCCGATGGACAGGTCGGTGTAGATCGGGGAGTCAACGCGGCCCTGCAGTGCCTGCTTGAAGTCGCTGTCGGAGAAGAGCTGGGCCTCGGTGTCCGGGTCGATGTGAGCGACGTAGTAGCCGTTCACCGTCGGGACGTTCATCTTGCGCAGGCGGGTGACCGCGGAGCGGAACATGGCGAAGGTCGCCACGTTCGCGCCGGTCAGGTCGAAGGCGGTGTCGCCGGTCGGCCGCACGGTGGTCGGCGCGTTGGCGGCGACGACGTAGTCGCCCGCGGTGTCTGCGCGGGCCGTGCCGAGGGTCAGGGTGTTGGTGCCGGTGTTGACGCCGGTCACGGTGTTGGCGACGCCCTCGATGGTGACGTTCAGCGGGGTCGATGCGGACACCGCGGTCGGGACGCCGTTGACGAGGACGTGGGTGAACCCGGCGACCGAGTTGACGATCATCGAGGTGTCCGAGGCAGCGGTCGTGGTGCCCCACGTCCGGCCACCCGCGTAGGCGGCGTACAGCTTGTTCCGGGCGATCTGGTTGAGCGACTGGCCCGCGTTGATGCCGAGGGTCTGCACGTCCGCGAGGAACTTGCTCGCCAGCGCCATCGAGCTGGTGAGCATGTTCGTGTCGATCGCCTGGCCGTACTGGTCCATCGTCACGGACCACTGCTCGACGCCGTAGGTCGCAGCCGACGTATCCGAGCCGGTGATCGCTGTGGTGGCCGGCGCCAGCAGGCCCTTGCGGGTGAAGGTCTTGGTGTCACCGAGACCGCCCTGCCAGGGCTCGGCGTCCGCGATGGCCGGGAAGATGAACTCCGGGCGCAGCGCCTCCTGGAACACGCGGTCCAGAAGGCCGTTCTGCATCATCGCGCGGATCGCGGCGGGGACGGTCGACCGCACGTCGTGACGGCCGAGCTTGAACCACGGCCGGGCCGCAGTCAGTGCGTTCATTGTCTACTCCTGTGTGATCTCGACGGACACGAGGTCCGGGTGGTGCCGCGCGACCTCCTCGAGGCCGAGCAGCGCGGTTTGGGTGATGGCCGACACAGCGGCGCAGACCCGCCCGTCTTCCGCGTGCTCCTCGTGACCGTCCACCTCGATCGAGGTGCGGCCGTCGCCCAGTCGGGCACGGACGTGGATCACGCGCGAAGCCGGAATCCGGGTACGGCCTTGGAGAGCTCCGCTTCGAGATCGGCGCGAGACGCCGTGCGGAAGTCGGTCGCAGGCGCCTCAGGGCGCGCCCCCTGACCCGGGTCGGGCTTGGGGGCGGGCGGCCTCGGCACCTCCGGAGCCGGACGCCGCAGGTGCGGCTTCCGCTCCAGCAGGGCCTCGAGGTCCGCCGTGATGCTCTCGGTGTCGATCTCGCCGTCGTCGTTGGCGTAGGACTTCAGGTCGAGGAACGCGGCCGCGTCCTCGGGATCGGCGAACGCTGCAGCCGCGGCCTTCACCTCTGCGAGGACAGCACGCTTGGTGGCCTTCGCCGCCTGCTCCGCCAGCCTCTGAGCCTTGTCGGTAGCCTTGTCGAGCTCGGTCTTGTCGCGATCCTCGAACTCGGCCACCTTGCGCGCGAGATCGTCGGCACGCTTCTTCTCCGCAGCGGCAGCCCGGCGGGCCTCCGCCTTCTCGGCCTTCATGCGGTCGAGGGCCTGCTTGCCCTTGTCACCGAGCTGGTCGGCGCCTTCCGGGTCCGGATCGGCCGGATCGGGTGCCGGGTCCGCCTCAGGGGCGGGCGTCGGCGGGTCGGCCGGCTCCGGCTCGTCGTGGCGGGTCAGCCGGAACCAGTCCGCGCCATGGGCGGCGGACAGCCGGCGCTGTCGGGTGTTCTGCATGGACACTCCCGTTGCGGGATGAAGGCCGGCGCGTTGCGCGTCCGGCCGGTGGATGAGCTTCAGCCGATGTAGCCGAAGCGCCGCAGCATCCGGATGGCCTCATCGCGGTTGCCGGCGGACAGCTCGTAGATCTCCTCGGGCAGGAGACGGGGCGTGCGGAGGCGGAAGCCTCGACCGGACGCCGGGACACGGCCGCGGGCAATGGCCTGGGCTCGCTCGGATCGGTAGAAGGCGCCCCGCCGCGTCGTGCCCTCACGGGTCGCGGCGACCCGCCGGCCGTAGGCGGTCGTGGTGTACATCCCGCGGCGGGCGTTCACCACGCTGCTGATGCTGGCCCCATCGCGGATGGCCTGGGCGCCCGCAATCGTGAAGATCCGGTTCTGTTCGGCCGTCGACAGGCTCCGAAAGTACGCCGCCGAGTCGAAGGCCCCAGGGTGATGCCGTCCACGCTTAATCAGCCGGGCAGGCATGTGCACACAGTCACAGCGCGGGTGGCGCTGAAATCCGGCGTTCCAACCGAACTCCTTGCCGGCGAGAATGAGGCAGCGAGCGCACGCCGGGGGGTTGACCACCCGGATGTACCCGTTGATCGTCCTGCTGGCCGTGATGGATACGCCCGTCGCCTGCCGGCCCGCATCCGCAACCTCCGAGGCCGCCATCTTCAGCAGCTGCGTCAGGCCACGGAGCATCGCCTCCGTCTCGTCGAGCCCCGCGCCGATCGCCTCCTTGGTGGTGATGACCGGTAGATAGAGCAGCGAATCCAGCGGACGTCCGTCTGCGGCACGGCCGGAGAACCCCGACACCAGCACTCGGCCGGCGGGAGCCACCCGGCCATCGTCGGCAGCGGCTACAGCGGCCACGTACTCGTCAGAGCCGCTCGCCGCAGCGGCCTGCCCCAGCGCCACCGCCCGCACGACCTCCGGGCCCACCAGGGACTCCCAGGAGCCGGTCAGGTCCCGACGATCCAGCTCACGCCACAGGGCCTGCACGCGGTCGGCCGTCCGCCGCTGCTGGCGGGCCTGCGCCACGTAGTACGTCTGCGCCAGTTCTGCGGCGCTCATCCGGGACTCGGTGGGCGTGGCCATCAGTCGAGGGCCATCTCATCCGGCTCGGCCGCCGGTTCCGGTGAAGCCTTCGGCCCGATGTCCAGGGCCGCGAGGTCGCCAGCGAGGACGCGAGTCATGGCATCCTGGGCCGCCTCGTGGTCCTGTTCTTCCATACGGTTGATCTGGGCTTGCGTGTAGCCCATGTCCTCGCGGGTCTGCCGCAGTGGAACGATCTTCGCTGTGTAGAGCTTCGTCGCGGCGTCCGCTTTCTGGGCCACGGTCGGAGTGGACGCGTCCCGCCAGATCGTCTCCAGCGCGCGGGCCTCGTCCGACCACTCGCCGTCTCGGATACGCAAAGCAAGGCGCATCACCTGCTCCCAAGCCCCGCCCCAGGCGCGTTGCTTGCGCTCGGCTCGCTTCACCAAGCGGGACTCGGAAGAACGGATCGCGTCCGCCGACGCCGGGTTCTCGGTGGAGTACCCAAGGAAGTGCGGCGGCAGGCCGGCCAGCGAGGCGACGAGGCGAGCCAGTTGGTTGATGGTGTCGTGGAAGTTGGACAGCGAGGCCTCGTCGAACTGGATGACGTCGGCGCCGTCTTCCTTTCTGTTCTTCTCGGTTGCCCACATTCGGCCGATGATCCGGCTGAACGCGGACACCCGACGGCCCTGCTCGTCCTGGAAGTCCTCCTCGCCGAAACCGAAGGCCACCCGGCGCGGGGTCGCGTGGTACTCGGCGCTAACCATCATGTCGGTGGCGATCTTGCAGGCGGCATCCGACAGCGGGATCACCGACTTGAACTCGGACACCCCACCCTGCTTCTTGAGGCGCCCCCGGTTCACCAACGGAACAACGGGAACCTCGCCCAGTTTGTGGTCATCCCGAGGGAAACTCTCGTCCTCCACCCACTGGCCTGCATCGTTCTTCATGTACCAGACCGTGATGTTCGGCATGTACAGGGTGGCGTGGTCGACCTTCTTGCCCCCCTCACCGTCCTCGCACCAGCGCTTCACTGCCGCCGCAACCTTGCGGGTCCGCGGGTCGCGCTCGGCGTGCATGTCGAGCGCGGACTCCACGGTGATCAGAGGAATCGCCGCATCCTCGCCAGCGCCCGTGACCACGTAGGCCCGCTTCATCACCAGCGAATCGAGGTGGCCCTGCTGAGACTGCTCGTCGAGGTTGTTGGCCTGCCAGATACGCCAGAGCCCCTCGTCGGCGTGCGCCTCAGCGGGGAATCGAAAGCCCTCAACGTCGAGCCTTTCCTCGATGCTGTCGGCAACCAACTGCGGCCAGTTCACCACAACCTGCCGCACACGGTCATCGAGCTCAGCAAGGAGCTCAGGGGCCATGTACGACAGAGGCTGTTCGCCCTCGTAGTACGAGTCCAGGAGCTTCAGCTCCCTTACCTCCCGATCGTGGCAGCGGATCAGGTGCTCCAGCCACTCCAGCTCGCTGCGCGCCATGCCCACCTCACCCTCATCGCATGATCAGCATCTTGGATTTCCTCTTGGGCTTGGCCTGGCCTGCGGCAACGGCGTCCGTGGCCGCCTCGTGAGCGAGGACTGAGCAGACGAGAAGGTCGATCTTCTGGTGAACGGCAGCCTTGCGGAGCACGTACCGGTTCATCGGCCGGGCCGCCTTGCGGGCGTTCCGGACGTGCGTGGATGTGGTCTCGCAGCCGTCATGACGGAACCCTGTCTTGGCTTTCACCACGTCGGTCAGCAACTGCTCGCACGCCGCGTGCATCTGTACCGGGCGGGTCGTGTGCCACTCCGTAACCCGCTTCTCGCCGAACGCTGCCTGCCAGGCAGCGACCTCCGAGGTCCAATACGGCGGGTCGCAGTAGGCGCGCATGACCTCGTAGCGGTCGAACATCTCTCGCATCGCCGCATCGACCTCCAGCCGCGGCACCTGGCCCTCCCACTCGGCCGGGTTCCAGACCGTCGGCCGGCGGTCCGGTCCGTACACCGGGGTGAACTGGTAGCCGTCCAAGGTCTCGGCCCGGATGCCAGTCCAGTCGTCCACGTCGGAGCCGTCGAAGCCCAGGACGATCCGGGTGCCGTCCGGGATCTCACGGGGCTCATTGCGGGCGTCCCACTGGTCCTGCTGCATCCAGGCGCCCATGCCGGCCACAATTCGGTTCCCGTAGAACCGCTCCGCCTCCGCAGGCTCCTTCTCCAGCAACTCCGCCGCCTCACCCTCGATGGAATCGAGGTTGATGTGGGAGCTGCCGGCGTACACGAAGGCATGGATCCGGCGCCGCTCGGCCTTGTTCAGGTACGACAGCCCCTTCGGGGGCGTCCGGTGGTAGCGGTAGATGTCGGTCTGCTTCGACTCGGCGGTCTTCTGTGCCACGGAGTCCTCGGACGGATCCCAGCAGTTCGTCGTCTCCAGCGAGCGGCCCTGCATGCCACCGAGGCCGCGGCGCTGGGTGGTGGCGACCTTGGTCATTTTGTTGCCCTCGGTCCAGATGCCTGTCTCGTCCTGCGGCACGAACGTGACAGGGTTGCCGAGGCGAGACTGCGCCGACGAAGTCACTACGTCGATGCGGCCGTCGTTCGGGAGTCGGATGAACTGCTCGCCCACTTTCATCCGTTCGGCGAGGAACCCGTCACGGATCATCGCCTGCAGGGGCCGGTAGATGTTGTCCGTCTGGTCCTCGGACGTCGCCGTGATCTGGATCAGGGGCTGGTTCCACGGTCGCCCCATCGGCTCGCCAGGCTCATACTCGTACACCCAGCCACAGCCGCAGCCATCGTCCCGGCAGTCGTACACCTCACCGCCCCGGGCCCACCCGGCGAACAGGACGGGCCCGATCGCCTCCGCGGCCACCAGCCCGGCACTCCACGGGCCCTTCCCGCTCTTCTGCGGAGCGACGACCTGGGCTCGGCGGTAGTAGAACGCCGTTGCCAGCTCGCCAACCTGGGCACCCTCACGCACCCGGTAGAACTGGGCCGTACACCGCAGTTGCCAGTCGTACATCTGAAACGGCTTCGGGCTCCCGTCCACACCACCCACCGACCGGATCCGGCAGTGCTGAGCGATCCAGTCCGGGACGATGAACAGGGTCGGGAAGTCCATGGCCCACGTACCGTCGTCAGCCGCTACCACCAGACACCGCCCTCAGACGGGCCCGCGCCGAGTTCGGCGCCGCCACCGCAGTAGCCGCGGGACGGGCCACCGCAGCCTCCTGGTCGATCCGCCACCGGTTCGACCGCATCCCTGGCGTCGTCAGCCCAAGACTGTCGGCCAGCTGCCGGACCAGGGTCGACAGGACGACCGGCGACTTCGGCTCCTCGGCCTCCACGAGCCGACGCACGTACAGCGCGACTTCGAGGCCCTGGTCGTACCGCTCCCACATCAGCGCCTGCGGCTTCCGCCACAGGCCCTCCCACAACTCCGACTCCCGGGCGCTCTGCTCCGTCAGCGGCCAGTCGGGCGTTGCGCCCTGGCGGCCCTCGGCGGGCAGGATCGCCCACTCGCCTGCATCACGCTCGCGGCGTAGGGCGGTGGGGTCGGGGGCGGGTCCAGATCGGGAGCGTGCTCCACCCTTCGGCATAGTGATCACCTCTGACTGGCCGCGTTGCGCGGCGGGGTGCCGTCACCTTGCGTGACAGCGGGCATGATCGTTCCCGGAGCTCTGAACCTGACAAACCGGACGGCGACCTCCCCGGCGGTCCGTCAGTGGTGGCCCTGGGCCTTCCCTCCCCAGGTGGGTGCCGAGCCGGTGGTCACCCACCGTCACGCTGGTTGGAGCGCCAGGTGGCTGTAGCGGTGATCCGCCGGGTCCCAGCTCGTGGCGACAGCCGGCAAGCCACGGCGGTGCCGATCGTCGGCCCACTCCGTCAGCAGGAGGTCCCTCTTGTCGCTGTTGCATGCCGAGCAGGCGGGCAGGATGTTGCTGAGGGCGTTGCTGCCGCCTCGGCTCAGGGGGACGACGTGGTCGGGCTCCGGCTGCTCGTCGATGCGCAAGCGTCGATGGCAGTAGGAGCAACGGCGATCGAACCGCAGGAACAGGCCGATGACCTCTTCCCACGTGTAGCAGCCGCCCGCGTTGGACTGGCGAGCTCGGCGACGTGCTCGCTTGTGGCGGCGCTTGCAGTTCTTGCCGCAGTAGCGCTGCTGGGGCATGACAGAGGCGTACTCCCAACCGCACCACTGACAGCTCCGGAGCCCCAACGGTGACGGCCGCGCTATCCGCTCGCGCAGCAGCATGGCCATGTGGCCATCAGGGATACGGCTGGAGCGAGAAGGGTGCGACGCGGGTACATCGCACAGGTACACGCCGCCCGCCCTGTCGATGTCTCTACACAGGTACGAGCAGTAGAGCCTGGCGTAACGCAGGCCGCGGCCCTTGCCCTTCTGGCAGGGGACGCCACAGAGTGCGCAAGGTACTGACTCGGTTCGATGTCGGTTCGGCTGCCGCTGGTTGTAGTGAGTGGAGCAGAGCCCACGTGCTCGGTGCGGTCTACCGCAACCGTCCGCCGTGCAGGTCTTGGCCTTGGTTTCCATAGCGCCTCCGGGTATGGCGAAGCCCCCGACACCCGGAGAGGGTCGGGGGCTTCTGCTCGCCGTGATCAGCGGCGAGTGCCTGGGGTCAGCCGGGGTTGATTCCACCTGGCTGATGCAGTGCGGTCTCCTTCGAATGGCACGGCTGGCACAGCCCACGCCCGTGCCGCGGGTCGTTGGGGTCGAGGCCCTGCTCGACCAGCTCGCGCCGGCTGAGCGGGTGGTGGTCGGCGTGGACCGAGGGAGCCGTGCCACACAGCACGCACGTCCGGTCCCTGGCCAACACGCCGGGCCTGAAGGTCTGCTCGTGCCCGCGCCCGTAGCCTCGCTGCCTGGCCGTGCCGCGCTTGGCCTCAGCCTGCTGCCTGTGGTCCGGGCAGCGGCCGCCCTGGTCGGTGTACTCGGGGCAGCCGGGTGTCGAGCACACGCGCCATCCTGCTCGTCTGGCCACGGCGGTCACCTCCTCCGGCGTAGCGTGTCGTCCTCAACGAGCAAGGGGGCAGAGATGGTCGAGCAGCAGAAGCCGGACTGGCCAAGGGGGTTGGCCGCTGTCGGCCTGGCCCTGCTGGTCATCGGTGCGATCGCCCGCTTCGCCGTGGTGCCGATGGTCATCGGTGGTCTCATCCTGCTGTGCGTGGGCGTCGCCACCTCGGGCCGAGGCAAGCCGGACGGGCCGGCTGGTCCCACGCCTGAGCGCGACCCGGACCGGCCCTGGCGCCGCAAGTCGGACTGAGCTGGGCTCAGTCAACGTGGAAGCGCTGACTGGCCACGACCGGCTTCTCCGGCGGTGCGGTGATCTCGACCCAAGCGCGGTAGGCGCCTGGCCCGAGTTCTACGGCGCCGCCTGGGCCGACGAGGAGCGTGGCGTGCGGGACGCCGCCGACGGTCCGCCACTCTGCGACGTGCCAGTCGCCAGCCTCGGGCCGCTCTCCGTCGGGCAGGACAGCAACGCGGACGCTGTAGGCCGTGGGGTCGCTGGCGGAGGTGATGGGGGTGAGGAGCTCTTCGAGGCTGCTGCGGTCCACCGGTCCCCCTCTACGTCCGTGGCGTGCCTGCGGTCCATGCGGGTGCCCGCGTCCGCCCGACTGTCCACCGCGTGTGGGGCGTTCCGGCGGTGACGGTGTCGATGCCGGAGCCGCCTGCTGTGGCGAGTGGCCGTGCAGTGCTGGTCTCGACGGCGACGCCGAGGATGGCTGTCTTGGCGCCCGCCAGGGGCTGTGCTGTCTCGCTGGAGCTGGCCGCCGCGAGGCTCTGGCTCCTGGAGGCGGTGAGGGCCTGCGCGGTCTCGGTCGCGGTGGCGGTCAGCAGGGCCGCCACCTTGGCGCCGGTCAGGGCTTGTGCGGCGTCAGCCTCCAGCGTGCCGGCGAGCGAGGCCGTCTTGCTGCCGGCGAGCGACTGGGCGTTGTCGGCTTCCGTCGCGGCGGTGAGGGCCACGCCGGCGGTCACGTCCGCGGCGGCGAAGTCGTCGAAGCGGATGGCGGCGGACGACGTGGAGCGGAGTCCGACGCTGGTGCCGGACGCGACCGCCGTGTCGGTGACGGAGACGCGCTGGACCCCGTTGACGAAGCCCTTAATCGTCGAGCCGACGGTCTGGATCTTCGCGACGTCCCCGGGCGCTGCGGCTGCCGCGTAGCTGCCGATGGCCGTGAACGTTGAGCTGACGACACTGAACAGGGTCCACTCGCTGCCGTCGTTGCGCCACAGGTAGCCGTTGCTGATGCCCGAGTTACCCCGGCACCAGACGCCATGGCTCGCTGCTGTGGTCGCGGTGATCGTGACTTGCGCCGAGTGGTCGTTGCTGTCCATCGCGCCAGCCGCGCGCAGGATGATCGTGCCGCCCGTGGAGCCCGGTGACAGCTGGTTGGAGACGATCGACCAGTCCCCAGACACCTCGACCCAGCCGGCGCCCAGGTCGGTGTTGTCGGCGCGGTTGAAGTCGTCAGCGAAGCTGGCCACGGCGACCTCCCGCCCCCGTCGGTAAGCCGGCCGTCACGCGGTGGAGGTCGCGCGGTAGAAGTCGGCGACGCTCAGGGTGAATGAGTTGCCGTCGGGCGTGAGCGACACGTCGTGCTTCGTCAGCGGCACCAGGTCCGCGTCGGTGCCGCCTGTCGTGTCGGGGTCGTAGCAGATGACGACGGCGCCGACCGCGTTCCCGCTCGCCGCAGTCCAGGTGACGTCCGCGCAGTCGACGGCCACCCGGTCGCTAGTGTCGTCGACGGTCACCGTGACGCCGGAGAGGGTCTTGCGGCCCATCGTCGTCTGCTCGTTGGACGCGCCGGCGAGAAGGGCGGCCAGGTCGTCGTAGTCGCGCATGGTCGCGTCGGAGACGAGCCCAGCGGCTTCCAGCAGTACGGCGACGAGAGCGTCGCTGGCGGCCGGGAGGGCGGCCAGCGAGGCCACGCGCCCCAATGCCTGGTTGAAGACAATGTTTCCCACCGTCGGCTCCTCTCGGACGACACCGCTAAGCGGTCTGTGCTGTACGGCGTGGTCGGTAACTGGAGGCCGCGTCTTGGATCTCGGGGAGGGCGTACATCGTCTTGTACTCGTGGCCTTGCCCGGAGTACTTGCGAGGGTCGCCCTTGAAGCGGCTGACCTTCCCGCGAGACGCCCACTTGCGTATGACGGTCTCAGGTACCCCGGTGGCGGCGGAGGCTTCGTGGGCGTAGACGAGGTCGTCGGGGTACAGCTCGGCCGGGTCCATGGTGCCCCCCTGACATGCAGAAAGCCCCCGGCGGATGCTGGGGGCTCTAAGTAGCTGCGGACACAGTGGTATCCGGATGGGGGCAGTGTGACATATGGCTGCTCGGCCTGACAACTACTGATCTGCTACGCGTCTCACTGCTGTCGCGTGAGGGCGGCGATGCACCGCCCACAGAGGTCTCCGATCTCCTCGCTGGGCCCGATGTAGAGGTGGCTGCCGCAGTAGTAGCCGCCGCAGCCGTTCTCGTCGCCGCCGGGGGTCTGGCCGCAGAGATGGGCGAGGCCGCGGTCGATGTCGGCATCGCAGCCGGGCTCTTCACAGGTGGCGTCGATGCCGTACCCGGCTTCGATAGTCTCGCCGTTGCGCTGGATCGTGTAGCTGGCGTATCCCATGGTCTTCTCCTTCGTTTGGGTGGGTCTTACCCGTTTGATGTATGGGTGGCTTCGCGAATGAGGTGGAGCACTTCGCCTTCCGTCCGTTCGGGCCGGTCGTTCCAGCAGTGGTAGGGGTCGTCGATGCCGCGGCTCCTGAGCACGTTCTGCATGGCCTTCCCGGCGGCGATGGCGGTGTTCTCGTCTCCGTACCCGAGCCGGTACAGCACGGCTTGTGCCCCGAGGATGCAGCGGGCTCCTCCGCGGGATCGGAGTCCGCCGCGGTGGTGCCCGTACTGCTGGAGGACGAGCGCGGTCAGTTCGAGGTGCTGCTCGACGGTGATGGCGCGTCCGGCGCCGTGGAGTCGGCGGGCGGGGGTGAGGGCGAGGGCCCAGTCGGGGATGATGCGCCACCAGCGCGCGGGGGCGGTAAGGGCGGGCGTCGTGTCGCCCGGGGCTTCGGCGGGCGCCTGGAGGGCTTCGGCGACGAGCTGGGCGGTGGTCTTGGTGACGAGCGGGTGGGCGGTCTTGGGGGCCTGGTCGGCGAGGTAGGCCTCGATGTCGGCGATGAGGCTGGCCGCGTCGACTGTCAGCTCGGCGGGGCGGGTGGCGGTGGACGCGGCCATGGCGGGGCTCCTTCGGTGGGGTCTGTGGTGGAGGTCAGTGGATGTCGTAGATCACGCCGTTGCTGTTGACGATCAGCACGGTCTTGCACTTGGTGCAGCGGTACGTCTGCTGGTCGGTGGTCTTCGGGATCGTGCGCATCTCGGTCTCGCAGCAGTCCGGGGCGATCTCTACGTCCAGCTCGATCCAGTCGCCGATGTTGAGTTCGTAGCCGCCGTTGATCGTCGGGGTGCTCATTGGGTGCCTCCTTGTCGGTGTGGGGTTAGTGCTTCTTGCACTTGCCGCGGCTGCAGTTGGTGCAGCTCTCGTCGATCTGGCTTCGGATGGGGGCGATGACCGTGTTGGCGATGGCGTCGCCGACGCGTCCGCCGGTCTTCCCGCCGACCTTCTTGCCGGCCGTGTGGAGTGCGGCGGCGGCGTTGTCGAGCTTCTGGGCGGTCTTGCGTCCGAACATGTCGGGTCCCTTTCTGTCGCTCGGGGCTGTCCCGGCTCCCCTCACCGCCCGTGCGTGTCGGGCGGATCGGGCAGCGGGCAGTCCGTCAGCGACCGGCGAGGGCCCACCTGCGGGACATGCCTTCGGAGGCGTCGCGGATGTGGCGCTCGGTGGCCTTCCGGGCGGCGCGCTGTGCGGAGGCGGAGAGCGCGATCTCGTCCTCGGGGCCGCCGCGGAGCGGGAGGTCGGGGCGCTGGGTGTGGATCTCTCGTTCCTTGGCGAGGAGCGAGGTGACGGCCTCGTAGCCGTGGTGGGTCGGGGACTGGGCGAGGATGTCGCCGATGAGGGTGGATCGCTTGGTGGTGACGATCCACTCGCTGTAGGTGCGTCCGGGGCCGGCGTCGATGCCGGGGTGGCGGGGGTCGGTGATGGGGGCGTGCTCGTTGATGACGAAGAGGCTCATGCCGGGCTTGATGTCGCGGAGGAGGGCCTTCTTGCCGCCCCAGGTGGCCTTGTAGGTGTGCTTCATGTCGGGGTCCTTTCGGTGCTGGGTGGCTGGGTGTGGATGGCGCCGTAGATGGCGAGGAGTTGGTGGAGGCTGATGCGTGCGTCGCTGCCGGCGGGGGCGAGGAGCGGGGCGTTGCGAAGGGCTCCGGTGTCGCCGGTGACGGTGAACTCGTGGTCTCGGCCGTCGTGGTGGATGTAGAGGCTCATGCCGGGCTGGAGGGCTGCAGTGAGGGCCGCGGAGTCGGCTCGGGTGCTGCGGTAGGTGGGCTTGAGGTCGTCCGTCGAGGGCTCCTCTCCACGGGGATGAATGGGTTGATTTCGGGTGCTCAGCTGCATGGGGATGCCACAAAGGCGCAGGTCAGGGGTGCTCAGCGGTCTGCTCAGGGCCTGCTCGGAGCCGCCTGTCCGCTCAGGCCGAGCAGCCTCTGAGCGGGACTTTGAGCGGCTCTGACCTGGGGTTATGTGGCCGTGAGCAGGGCCGAGCAGGGGATGATCAGGGCATTACGGGCGGCGGAGAGCGGTCAACGTCTGCAGCTTGAAGCCGCGCGGGTTCTTCTCTTCGCCGATCGGGCCGAGGGTGACCGGGATGCCGGCCCCCGCCTCCTTCATCAGCTCCTTGAACCGGTCGGGCGTCAGATCCGGGTACCAGCGGTCGCGCAGGGCCTCGACGAGCGGCTCCGTCTTCATTCGGTCAACCTTCGCGTCGGTCAGCACGTCGATCACTCGGGCGATGAGGATCTCGCCCGGGTCGGGGCTTCCTGCTCGCCCAGGCCGGCCGTTGCGCTCAGGTCCGCCAGCGGCCGACGACAGGCCGGTCGCGGCGATCAGGTGCTGCTCGATCGGGTCATCCCACTGTCCGGCCAGGCGCCCGGCGTCCTCACGGAGCTTGGCCGCGTACCGCATCAGCAGCGTGACTTCCCCGCGCTCGTCCTCGTCGAGGTCGAAGGAGCGGGCGAGGTCGGTGCCGCCAGCGAACGGGTTGTTCAGCCAGCCGAGGCCGGGCCGCGGCGGGTCGAACTTCGAGGCGTCCGGGCCGCCGGAACCGGCGAGGCCGGAGCCGAGGATCGTGTTGGACTGGGTGCCGCTGTCGACCTTCATGGCCCACTTGGTGCCGCAGTTCATTGACAGGCGGGTGGGGATGACGTCGACCTGCGGCAGCTGAGTGGTGAGAACGAGCAGGATCCCGGCGCCGGTCGCCACGGCCGCGAGCTTCATCAGCTTCTCCAGCAGCTGGTCACGGTCGTCATGGCTGCCGGGGCTGGTGTAGGTGGCGACCTCGTCGATGACGACCAGCTCAATGCCGCCGAGCCGCAGGATGGTGTCCTCGGTCATCTTCGACTTGCCGAGCTCGCCGAGGATCCGGTTGCGGCGGTCCATGTCGACGGTCAGCGCTTCGGTGAGGGCGAGGAGCCGGGCCGGGTCGGGCTTGAAGTAGGTGGCGGCGACTCCGGCGCGGCCGAGGGCGTCGAACTCGCCGTTCTCCTTGCCGGCGACGATCCGCAGGTTGATGCGGGGGTCCATGGCGGCGCCGACGAGGAGGTTGGCCATGCCGACGCCCTTGCCGGAGCGGGTGGTGCCGCCGATGAGGGTGTGCTGGTTACGGATGAGGAGGCGGACGGTGTTGCCGCGCTTGCCCCAGCCGACGGGTACCCCGTCGTTCCAGGCGTCGATCGGGCCGGGGGCCTGGACGAGCGGGGAGGGCCGGGTGGTCTCGAACGGGTCGGTATCGGACAGCCAGATGTGGGCCTGGTTGGCGTGGGTGCCCTTGCTGACGTCGACCATCGGCACGTCGCGCTTCAGTGCGCCGGCGAGGGCTTCGGTCTTGCTCTTGAGGGCGGTGACGGTGTCGTCGAGGTCGACGGTGATGGTGAGGGTCTGGTCGGGCTGCCGGGTGAGCGGCTGGATGATCTCGCCTTCGAAGCCGAGCTTCTTCAGGGCGGCGAGGACCTTCTCGTCGCCTGCGGTCGGGGGGACGCCGGCCCCGGGGTGCATGGCTGCGGAACCGGGCGCCAGGGGGTTCTGCTGTCCCGAGACGGCGGGCCGGCCGTGCCAGGCGCCGAGGCCGAGGGCGGCGAGCGCGAGGGGGATGTCGAGGAGGGGCGCGCCGAGGGTGGTGATGGTGGCACCAGTGCCGGCGAGGGCGGCCCACCCTCCGGCCTTGGCGCTGTAGATGAGGCGGTGGCGGCGATAGTCGGCGCGGCGAGTCTCGACGAGAGCGTGGGCCTTGGCTTCGGCGGCGGCGTCGCCCGCGGCGGCCTTACGGGCGGCCTTGGCCGTGGCGATCATCTGCGGGTAGTCGTCGCGGTAGCCGGCGAACAGGCTCCGGGCGAGGCGCCAGTAGCCGCGGGCGACCCAGGGGGCGTACATACGGTTGGCGCGCACGTGGTCCTGCGCGGCGGTCAGCCACGCGGGCCGGGTAGCGACGGTGGTGCCCTGGTGCTCGACGACCGTGCCCTCGACGGGGGCCGGGGCGTTGTCCTTGACGACGGTGAGGATGGGTCGGTTGGTGTCCTGCGGGGTGTGGGCTGCGGTGGTCATGGTCGTGGTCCTCAGCTCTGCTCGGACTGGACGGTGTCTCGGAGGCGGATCGCGTACTCGGTGCGGCAGCCGACGGCCTCGCGAATCTTGCGGACGCTGAGACGGTCAGTGCCGCCGAGGGCTTCGGCGAGCTTCTCGACCTGCTCGATGTGGGCAGCTTCGAGAGGCTTCACGGCCTCTTCTGCGGGCTGCTGGCGAACCGGCCGCTTCCCTTTACCCCCAAGGGCTCCGGGCGTCTTGGACGGCCCCTGGGGGCCCTTCCCGGTAACGGCGCCAGCGGGGCCGTCGTCGCCTCCCGTTCGGGTCGGGAACAGGTCGGCGAGGAAGAGGTCGACGGCGACGCGCTCGGGGGTCATCTCAGCGGCCGTCATCACGTCGGCCAGAGCCCGCTCGGCGCCAAGCCGTCGGTCGAGGACGTCGGCGGTGACGCCGAGCGGGCCGCCCTGGACGTCACGCCACGCGTCGGCGAGCGCTGCGGACCGGGAGATGATGCCGGGCAGGGACAGGAGGGTCAGCAGTCGGTCGTGAACCTCCGGGTACTCGACCGCGAGCCGGGCCTCCTTCCACGCCTCGTCACGGTCGAGTGCACCAGCCGGGACGGACGCGAGGATCCGCAGGTACGCCTCGAACTGCTTCGGGAACATCGTCTTGCGGTCGGCGTCCTGCCGGCGCTCCCGCTGCTGCTTCCCCTTCGCCGCCGCGGCCTCGGCTCGGGCCTTGGCCTTGTCGGCGGCACGCTGCGCGGCGTCCCTGTTGTCGCCGGCGGTCCGGGCCTCGATGATCTCGCGGACCTCAACGAGGACCGGGCCGACGATCGAAGTGGCCGCGAGGGCGAGGCCAGCGATCGGGCCGAACAGCTCAGCGCCCTTGGAGCCGTTGATGAGCCCGGCGAACCCGGCGAGTACCGCGGTGAGGATCCAGAACGGCCAGCGGGCGAAGCCCTTCCGCACGGCCCACTGGGTGCCCTTGACCGCGGTGAAGGCGAGGAGCTCCAGGAAGAACGGCACCGGTAGCAGGTAGAGGGCCGGCTCGTCGGGGCCATCCTCGGCGCGGAGCCCCAGGAAGTACATGACCAGGGACGGAAGGGAGGCGAGAAGCCCGAGGACGAAGATGACGGTGACGAGCCGCTTGAAGACGACGCCCTTGTCGAGGGCGGCTTCGCGGCGGCGCTCGTCGCGCTCGGCCTGGTCATCGGCTGCGTCGTCCTCGACGGCGGTGAGCTGCTTGCGAAGCCGGGCCTGCTTGACCTGCTCGGCGAGCTGCTCGGTCGCGGTCTTAGCCGCGCCGGCGCCGAGGTCCTGCTTGGCAGCTTCGGCCTGAGCTGCGAGGAGGGCCGCTTCAGCGCGGGTCTTCGTGGCGTCGGCCTCGCGCTCCTCCCAGGAGCGGTAGCTGCTGCTCACGGCAATCAGTCCTTTCGGGGGTTAGGCGGGGGTGCGCTGCGGCGGGATGGTGGTGGTCTGGGTTGGAGTGCGGGTCCGCTGGGTGTCGAGGAAGCCGTCGAAGGTGACAGCAGCCCCGGCGAGGACGACGAGAGCGAGGCGGGTGAGGAACGGGACCTGAAGCCCGACGAGCCACGCCAGGCCGGTGAAGATCAGGAAGACGCGGGCGCGGGTGAGACCGATCAGCCAGCCGAGGCTCACCGGACCGCCCCCATCAGCGCGGTCCACAGCCGGTCATCACGGCCCCAGACCGGGTCGTAGGCGATCAGATGGACGCTGTGGGCGCGGAGGTCGCGGAACGCGCGGCGGCCGATGCCGTCCCATTCGCGGGCGAGCTGGTTGCGCGGGTACTTGGTCGTGATCCCGGCAACCGGCTGGCCGTCTCGGTCGGCGAACGGGACCGGCACCGCAGGCTTCCGGCTGGCGCGGATCACGCTCAGCCCGTTGGTGTCGGCAGCCCGCAGGATCTTCGGCAGGAGCGGGCCCCGGTCGTCGATGTAGCCCTCGACGTAGGCCTTCTGTCGCCAGTGGGCGCCGTCGTATCCGGGGCCTTCCTCGCCGGGCTGGCTGTCGACGGTGACGAACCCGGCCCGGTTCAGGACGGCCAGCGTCGTGATGAGCCGGCTGGTCTCGGTGTCGGGTCGGCTGTCGAAGTAGCCGGGCCGGGCAGGGATCCGACCCTCCAGCCAGTCGGCCATCGTCCGGCCGAGGTCGGCGATCGACTGGGCGTCACGCCACACGCTGCCCATCAGGACCACACCCACGGCTCGTTGGCACGAGCGGCGCGCTCGGCGGACTCTCCGATCCGGCGGGCGATCCGGTCCCAGCCGTCGGGCAGCTTGCCGGCGACCTTCAGGAGCGCCTTGCCGTGCTTGGCGGCCTGCGCGGCGTCGATCTCCATGTAGCCGTCGCGGCTCGGGGCGAACAGGGGGCGCAGCGTCATCCATCCGAAGGTGCTAGCGGCGCGCTTCACCTCGACGCCGAGCTGCTCGATCTGGAGGTAGGACAGCGTCGACTCGGTGCCGTTGTGGGAGATGCGGTAGCCCATGACGGGCTCCTTTCGGGTCAGTGGAAGTTGCGGAGCTGGCGGGCGAAGCGTTCGAGGCGGGCGGCTTCGCGCTCACGGCCGGCGATCTGCCGGTTCAGACGCTTCGCCTCGGCCCGACTCAGCTGATGGACGCCGTAGTTGTTGTGGAGCCCCGCGATGACCAGGTCACGGACGCCGGGGCGGCGGAACTGGGCAGCGTGGACCAACTCGTGGATGAGGGTCCGGTCGATCTCGCGGGTGGTGCGACAGGACTCGACGTCGATCAGGAGGACCGAACCGCGGCTGGAGACGGTGGTGAATCCCCAGGCGTCGTAGCCATCGCTCAGTAGTGGCTTGTGAGTGACACCGATGGCCTGCTGCTCAGCCACTATGACGGCCTCGGCGAAGTGCCGCCGGTTCGTGACACGGATCTCTACGTGGCCGGTGCCCTCGTTGAGTTCCCTGATCACGATGCCGGAGCAGTTGTCGGCGACGGCCTCGACTCGGGCGAAGCCGGGCTGATGCCTGGCGTCGAGCTTGTAGGAGGTGATCTGCATCAGGTGTCCTCTCGGACGTCGCGGGCGATGAGGGCGGTGGCGTCGAGCAGGGCGTCGACCTGCGCCTGGTCGTCGGCCCCGTGGCGCTTGGCGGCGACGATCGCCACGGCTTCAGCGGCGGCGGCGATGGCCTGGTCGGCGGTGACCATCAGGCTGCGGCGGTGCGGCGGAGGGCGTCGAGCTCGTCGCGGAGCTGCGGCCCGTCGGGGGTGGACTCGTCGATCCGCTCGGCCAAGTGCTCGGCGGCGAACATGCCGAGCCGGTCACCGGCGCGCTGGGCGGCCAGGAAGTCGGTGACGACGCTGGCGCGCAGGCCGGCCTCGATCTCGGCGAGCTCCTGCTCGGACGGGCCATCGGACGGGATCAGGACGAGAGCGGACATGACTGGGCTCCTTCGGGATGTGCGGGATGGTCGGGTGGAGCGCCCCGGGCCGGATCCGATCCGGCAGCGTCATGCCGGGTCCGGGGCTGGACGGGTCAGTCGGCGAGGCGGCGGATCTCGACCTCGAGGTCGCGGGGGTCGTTCTCGGCGACGGCGAGACGCCGGTTGAGGTCGTCCTCGCTGTGCACGGTGATCTCGTCGGTCGGCGCCTTGGTGATCGGGTTGACCGGCTGGCCGCTGCGGCTGGTGGCACGGAACGCCCACTTGGGCATGGCGAATCTCCTCGTGGCAGAGGTGCGGGAAGGGTGGGGTGGAGCGCCGGGGCCGGTCAGCAGGGGGATGGACTGCCGGCCCCGGCAGTAGAGGGGCGGACCTACAGGCCCAGCAGGTGGTACGGGAACGGGTCCCGGGCGTGCTCGACGCGGTAGGCGCGAATCCAGCACCAGCGGAAGCGGAACTCGGCGACACCGAGCTGCATCAAAGCGACCGCACGATGGTGACCATCCGAGACGCGCACGTCGTGGTAGCGGTCATCGACACCGAGAAGAATCGGCTCCAGCAGCCCATCAGCCGGGATCGACACCTTCAGACCGTCCAAGACCTTGCGGTCCTTGTCGCGACGCTCGAACCGGTCGGCCGCATGCTTCCACTTGCGGTACTCCGACGGCCGGATCTGCTGGTCGTTCAGGAGCCGGGTCGGCAGCGTGCCGGTGTAGAGGGCCATCACCGGCCACCGTTCTCAGCAGCGAGGCGGGCGGCCTCCGCATCAGCGGCGGCCTGCTGTGCGGCCTCCATACGGCGGGCGGTCTCCTCAGCGAGGACCCGGTCGGCGATCTCCTGCGCCCAGTCCACGGCGATCACCGGGCCCGGTCCGCGTCGAGGGCGTCGAGCAGGCTGGCGAGCACGTGGGCGAGACCGTAGGCGGCGCGGATCATCTCGTCGCCGTCGTGCAGGTTCGCCGACCCCTTCTCGGCGAGGGTCTCGCGGGCCCTCTCGATCGCCTGATCGAGAGGCGGGATGTACCCGAGGCCGTCGCGGTCGGGGTCGAACAGCGGGGAGAAGGAGCCGGCCATCAGGCGGCCCTCCGCTGCGTGCCGGGGGCGGTGCGGACGTGCGAGGCGGCGGCGTGCGCGGCCTTGTCGGCCTCCGACATCTCGACCACGAACGGGCCGCGGCCGACCTTCTTGCCGACAGCGATCCGGCGACGCTGCGAGACAACGGTCGCGGCCTCGACCGCGGGGGCGCTCACTTCGTGCCGCCGTAGGTACGGACGTCCAGCGACGGCGGGACCGGGCGCATCGGGGCGCCAACCAGCTTGCCGACCAGGATCCGGGCGACCGTGTCACGCTCGAAGGCCGAGCGGCCGGTCGGCATGCACAGCAGCGCGGTGCCGGTACGGGGCTTCACGACCTGACCGAAGAACGACTCGTCGGTCACCGATGTGTCGACGATCTCGGCGTTGACCTCGGCCAGCAGCTTCGACAGCGGGGCCGAGAGCAGGCGGTCGACGGTGAGGGTGTTCGCGGAGGCTTCGCCGTCCGCGCCATTACGCATGGCAAGATGGGCCATGACCACTCCTTGGTTGCATCAAGGTTTCGGTCGGCTGCCCCGAGATACCCGGTGTGTGGAAGCCCGGGTTCGGGGCAGTTTTGCGTTCTGCCATCAGAGGCCGGTGGAAGGCGTCCCCTGGTGGACGTCCACCACAGTGCCACAGCACTGGACTGGTGGCAATCCACCATGCGAAGATTTCGCCATGCCTCGTGGAGTCCACAAGAAACAGACCCGCACTTACCGCCCTGAGCCTGAGCTGTTTGACCAGGCACTTAAGGCGGCAAAGGCGGTGGACTCCAACCTCAATGCGCACATCTGTGCGTTCCTTCGATGGCTCACGCACGAGACGGACGAGCTTCCACGACGGCCGGATCCCGAGGTTCTCCGGCGGTTGCAGCAGTCCGACTCGTAGTCGACCTCGCCTTTCGCGGTTGGCGAGGCGGGGCCTTCCCGCCTTCGCCGCTAGGACATCGCGAGGCGCCACCGTGACGGCAGGTTGAATGCCGTTCACTCACACCGCACTCACACTCACAGGGGGACGCCATGGCGGACCAGGCGTTAGCGGACGAGTTCGTCGCCGAGTTAAAGCGCTGGCGCGACGTGCGCGGCCTGTCCCAGAAGGCGCTCGCGCAACTGGTCGGGTACACACCCTCGTACATCTCGAAGGTGGAGTCCGGTCACCAACGGCCGTCGCGCGAGTTCGCCGAACAGGCGGACCATCACCTGCGGGCCGGCGGTGCGATCCGGCGGGCCTTCGTGGCGCTGGCCGTGAAGCCGCGGACCGAGGCCCCGCGCCCGGCTCCAGCTCCCGAGCCGCCGACGAGCCTGGTTGTCGAGCATGAGGACACGTCGCTGTACTACGACGGCCGCGTGTACCGGGCGACGCAGCGGCGACTGCTGGTGAACGGCGGCACGGAGCCGATCACCAGCTACCTGATCCGCATCTCGGTGGACCGCTACCCGGGCGACCCGGAGCGGTCGAACGCGCACTACCGCGAGAACCCGCTGACCTGGGAGGAGATCCAGCTCAGCGCGAGCGTCGACGGCGAGCCGATCGGCTGGCGCGTCCAGCATGACCGGGACGCGTTCAAGGAGCTCTGGCTCCTCTTCGAGAACGAGGACGGCCGTTACCCGCTCTACCCCGGCGAGTCAGCATGGCTGGAGTACAGCTACACGGTCGGCCAGGAGAAGTGGGGCCAGTGGTTCCAACGAGCCGTCCGCCTGCCGACCAAGCGGCTGAGCGTGTCGCTCGACTTCCCGGCCGAGCTGGAGCCCGCTGTGTGGGGCACCGAGACGACGATGACCGCGACGGGCAACCCCTTCCGCAATCCCGTGCGTTCGGCCACAGAGGGCGGGCGGCGCGTGTTCTCCTGGAGTACGGAGGAACCACCTCTTCACGCCCGTTTCCGCTTGGAGTGGAAGTTCCGGGCCAAAGCGATCAAGGAGACTCACCTGAGCACTGCTGACACGGCCAGTGGCCGCATGCGGGAGATCGGCATCGTCCAGGAGGGCGACCCGATCCTGACAACCCCTGCCCGCCTGTTCTCCCTGCCCGACGAAGCGGAGGACGCGCGCCGCGTGGTCGCCGAACTGAACTCCGCCGCCGACCGGGCGGCCGGAGTCCACGACTTCGGCAAGGGCATGGGCATCGCCGCCCCGCAGATCGGCATCAACCGTGCCGCCGCGATCATCCGCACGCCGGAGGGTGAAGCGATCACCCTGTTCAACCCTCGGATCATCGAGGAGGCCGGCGGCTTCGACGAGCAGTACGAAGGCTGCCTCAGCTTCTTCGACGTCCGCGGTATGGTCCCGCGCCCGATGTCGATCAGCGTCGAGCACACCGACATCGACGGCCAGCAGCGGATCACCATCTTCGAACGCGGGCACGCCCGGCTCGTCGCCCACGAGGTCGACCACCTGCACGGCCAGCTCTACCGGTCCAAGATGCGGCCCGGCGTCGAGCCGATCCCGGTCTCCGAGTACCGGGGCACAGGCAAGACGTGGCAGTACGGGCAGGCGCAGCCGTGACCAATCTGGAGCCGACGGAGTTCGTCTACGTCATGGGGAGTCCGGGGACCCGGACGGTGAAGATCGGTCGCAGCGTTGATCCGAAGCGCCGGTTGGCGCAGATCCAGACGATGAGCCCTGTCCCCCTTGAGCTCCTCGCAGTGCATATCGGCGACCATGAAGTCGAGACCTACCTGCACCGCCGCTTCGCTCTTCTGCGTACCCATGGCGAGTGGTTCACCTTCGAGGTCGACCCGCTAAGCGCGGTTGCCGAGGCGATCCAGGCGCACGCCGAGGAGAAGAGAGCGATGGAGGCTACGCCGAGCATGGCGGAACTTCGGCTGGACTTCCTTCAGCGAGTAGGCCAAGCATCGGCGGAGTTCCTTCAGGCTCGACATGACCTGGAGCGACTCATCCGCGAGGCGCGCGATGCGGGAGTCCCCCTGACTGCAATCGCCAAGCACACCGGCTTCAGCAGGGAGTGGGTTCGGAAGATCGCCGACGGTAAGTCGTTCAAGGCGTCCGCCTAACCCCCTCCCTCGCCCGCCACTCCTCCCCGGGGTGGCGGGCGTCGCCACGCCACCCCGCCGTTGTCAGTCCCTCATGCCACCCTGTCGGCATTCCCGCTGGCAGAGGAGTGTGCTGTGCAGAATTTCAAGGTCACCTGGGTCCAGGCCGGCGAGCCGAAGCGCTCGACCGTCGCCTATGACCGGCCGTCGGCGGATGACCGGGCGGCGCGTCTGGGGCAGGAGGCCGGCGTGACCGACGTGCAGGTGATTGAGGTGAAGCCTGGCGAGTAGCCGGCGGTCACAAGCGAGCGCCCGCCTCTCGGGGATGAAGGCGTGTGCTCGGTGGTTCCGTAAGCACGTTCCCCGTCACGGGGATCGTGTGACGGGGAACGTGTCGGGCTGCGGATATTGATGACCCTCCGCGCAGCATCGGGGTGGCACGGGCAGTGATCCCGGGATGACTGCCTCGGCTCCTGACTTCACCTTAAGTGAAGGGATACGGCCTGAGGGTGAATGAACGCGCCCTCCACCCGATCGGGTGGAGGGCGCGCCGTGGTGCTGGCGGTGTTCAGCCGATGTAGTTGATCTGTAGGACGGTCACGGTTCTGAGGGTCTCGCCGATGAGGAGTACCGCGAATGCCGCGTCGGTGATGAGCATCCGAATGACGCCGTCGTCTTCGCCGTAGGGCTGGGTGGCGGCGATGGGGTCGCTGCATGCTGCCGCGAGGGCGAGTGTCAGCGCCTCGCTGGGGACGGCTGGCATCGCTTCGTGTACGGCTTCGGCTGCCGGGTCGTACTTGAGGCGGTACTGCAAGACGGTGGTCCTTGATTTCCGGGCACCACGGGGGTGCGGCGAAACCACTGGACGGCGGGACAGTGATCCTTCGCGACACAGCGTAGCGGGTTGCTGACTGTAGGAAGAACGGATCGGGGTTAGGCGGCGCCGCTGGCCCTGTTTCGTTCGGCGGTTGCCTGGATTCTGTCTGTGGCATCGACCCATGGACCTGGAAGTTCTTCGCCGCGGGCGTCGTGGACGGCGAGTTTGCGGCCTCGTTCGACGGCGGCGACGGTGTCCTTGGCGATGCGTTCCCACTTGGCGAAGACGGTGAGGAGTTCGTGGGCGGGGGCGCGGTTGATCTGGCCTAGGAAGGTCTGGGTGAGTGCGGGGTTTCCGAGAGCATCGCAGATCCGTTCGATCGTCCACGGTTCGCTGCTCATCCTGGCCCTCCGCTGGAATCACCAATCGTGTTTCCACCGTAGCGCAGAACGTTAGCCCTCTAACGGTCCGGGGCGACGATCCGCCCTAACGGTGCGGGTTAGCTATCCGGGTTAGCAGTTACCGGTTAGTGGTGGCGGCCAGTGGTTGGGCGTGCCTGCAGGCGGTGGCGCGCGTTGTCTGGGTGTGGAGTCCTTCGAGCCTGTAACCGCCGACTACCCGTCCGCCCCGCGTCTGCCGCTGCTGACGTTGGCCGAGGCCCGCGAGGCGGTCCGGCACCTGTTCCTCCTCGAGCAGCTGGACCTCTCCCCGCGGGGTGCGGCAGCCGGCCAGCTCGCATCGGAGCTGGCCCGGCGGCTGCCTGCCGACTAGGTCACCGGATCCACGCGATCGCCCGGCAGGAGATGGCGTCGGCTTCTCTGTCGATGGACGCCGCGCCGTCGCGGAGGTCGCAGTCTGGGTGGTCGGCTAGGTCGCGGTGGGTTTCGGCGATGGCCCGGAGGAGGGCGACGACGTTGTCTGCGGAGATGTAGGCGCGCCCGTCGTCGGCTGTGACCATCGGGATGAGGTTACCGACATGCTCGCCGGGGGTCTCGTTGCTGCTCACGCTGCGGCCCGCCTCTCCGCGAGCGGCAGCCGCAGGATCTCGCTGTGCCCGTACTCGGCGCCGCATCGGGGGCAGGTCTCGCCGCGGGTGTCGAGGGTGATGCGCAGTGTCTGCTGACAGGGGCAGGTGACGGCAATGCGGCGTGGCGGGGTCTCGCCGCCGACGATGCGACTGAGGGTGCGCCAGATGGAGGCGACCTCGTCGGCGAACTCCTCGATGGCGGAGTGCTTGGCGACGGCCTGGGAGAGGTTGAAGCGGAGAGTGCGGCAGGCGTGGGTGACGCGTGCTGTCGAGGTGCCGCGCTCGCCGATCTCTGCGTAGCCGTCCTCGGCCCAGTCCCGGACCCAGGTCTCCAGCGGGGCGAGGACGGGGCCGGCGGCAGTGCGGAGGTTGAGTACGTCGATGCGGCAGGGGGCGGGGGCGGCTTTGCTGCCGGAGACGGCCGGGCCGCCGCCTGTTGCGCCGCGCTCGAGGTGGTCGTCGAGCCGCTCGAACAGGCCGGGGATGGCGCCGAGATGGATGGCGATGCGGTCTTCGCACAGGGTGCACGCGTACCTGCCGAGTTCGTGGTCGCGGAGTTCGCGGCGGCAGCAGGTGCAGGTGTCGAGGTCGTTCACGGCGGCTCTCCGTTCGGGCGGTGCGGTGGGTCGGGTCAGGCGATGTCGAGGACGAGGGCGGACAACCGGTTGGCGGCCGCCTCGGCGTACTGCTCGTTAGCTTCGATTCCGATCCCGCGCCGTCCGGTGAGGCGGGCGGCGTCGAGGGTGCTGCCGGAGCCGGCGAATGGGTCGAGGACGAGTCCGCCGGGCGGGCAGGCGTATTCGATGAGCGGGATGAGGACCTCGATGGGCTTCTCTGTGGGGTGGCGCTTCTGGTGGCGGACTGCGCCCGCCTTGATGACGGAGCGGGCGAGCCGGGTGCCGTTGTCGGCGTAGGTGTGGGCGCCGATGGTTCCGGTGTGGGGGGTGCGGGAGCCGCGAGCGCGCGCCGACTTGTCGGGTCCGCTGTAGGCGGTGCGTGGGGTGTCGTGGTGGATGTCGGCCCAGTTGCCGCGGTACCAGTGGGTGGCGATCTCGTGGACTCGACGGAACCGGTCGGTTGCGAAGCCGGAGCCGTTGGCCTTTTCCCAGATGACGTCCTGGGAGAGCTTCCAGCCTGCCGCGGCGAGCTCGGCGCCGTGTTCGAGGAACATGCGCATGGATCCGAAGCACCACATGGAGTTGCTGGCTGCGGCTACGGGGGCTGGCCAGTCGGTCGGCCACTGGTCCCATGCCAGCGCTGTTTCTCCGTAGGGCGGATCAGTGATTACGCAGTCGGCTTGCAGGTTGAGGCCGGGAAGGATGGCGCGGCTGTCGCCGAGGTAGAGGGTGACGTGTTCATCGGCGTAGTACGGCTCGGGCATTTCGGTTCCTTTCGGGCGTCGTTGGTGGATCGCAAGGACCAGGCGCCTCGCTGGCGCTCTAGGCGTCCGGCGTCTCAGAGTGCGCGGGAGGCCTGTGAGGCGCTTAGGCGGGCGCTCAGGCCCCTTCTCGGGCGTGTTCTACGTCAGGGCCTGGAGGTGGCTTGGGTATTGGCGCCCCGCTCGCTGCGGCGATGGCCCACACGGGCAGGTGGGTGACGCCTCGCCGTTCACTGCCGGCGACCAGTCGCTGAACTGCTTTGAGGCCGTCGATTGCTCGGCCCTTGGGTTGGTCGGCGTAGGCGGCGAGGCGGCCCTCGAGCGAGGCCTTGCTGTCGGCCAGGGCGGCCTTGCTGGCGGACAGTTCGGCGATGCCCGTTCGGAGTCGGCTGGCTTCGGTGGCGGTGAGTGGCCCGCGTTCGGCTCGGTCGGCAAGGTTGAGCAGCTGCTCGGTTGTGACGCGGCTGGTCATCACAAGCTCCTGATGACGTCGACGACGGTGCGGATGGGTATGTCGCGCCGGCTGCAGGATCGGCTGTAGTCGGCGGGGACTTCGCCCGCCCAGTAGGTGCTGCTGACTTTGGCGTCGGCTTCCTGTTCCCAGCCGTCGTGCCAGAGCGGCTCCTGAATCGTGGTCACGGTGGCTCCTGTGGTGCGGGGCGCCCCGGTGGTGGGGCGCCCGTGTCTGGGGGTTGTGCGGGGGTCTGCCGGTCAGCGGGCGAGGACGCAGGGGCGCTGGTAGGTGTGGCCTTCGCTGCATTGGGTGGGGCATTCGGCGTGGAGTCCTCGGCGGAGGTGGCTGACGAGGATGCGCAGGCGGCGGATGGTCACGTCTGGTCCTTGGGGTTGGTGTGGGCGTCGAGGGCGGCGAGGGCGTAGCCGAGCTGCTCTCGGATGCCGCCGCGGGCCTCGTCGGTGATGGCCTGCACGCGGTCCCGGAAGGCTTCGAGGGCGGCCTCGGCCCGCTCGGCGTGACGGTGGGAGTCGGCCAGCAGGAGAACGGCGCGTTCGGCCTTCACGGCGCGGGTCTGGAGCCGGTCGATGCCGTCGCGGAGCCGGGCGGCTTCGGCGCCGGTGAGGGGGCCGCGTTCGGCACGGTCGGCGAGGTTGCGGAGGGGGTCCGTCGTCGGCTGAGTCACAGGTACTCCTCTCCGGGGTCGAGGGTGTCGACGGGCCGCTGGTCGGGCTGGTCGTCGGCGTGGGTGTAGGGGTGGCGGGGCGTGGCCGGCTCGCTGCCGGGCGCGGGCTGGGTCATCGGGTCTCGTCCTCCTCGACGGTCAGGCGGCGGCGCTTGCAGGGGCAGACGAGGTCACGCTCGGGTACGCCGTGCTCGACGGTGAACCAGCAGCGGCCGTCGGCGTCGTGGTACTGGTCCTGGTGCTCGCAGGAGGTGCAGCGGACGATGACGCGGTCGACGGCCGGCTGGGTGTCGGACAACCCGGCGGCGGGGGCGGACTCGGTCTCGGTGCAGCCGCAGACGGCGGCAACGCCCTGGCTCCGCGAGCGGATGACGCAGGCGCCCTGCTGGTGGTTCGTCCACAGGTGCTTGCAGGAGGGGCATCGCGGCTCGGACTCGAAGCGGCGTCGGGCGGCCCGTGCGAGTTCGGCCGCGTGGGCCCGGTCCTCGTCGGTCCAGTCGCCGCTGCCTCGGACGAGGACAGTAGCGCCGTCGACGTCGATGGGGTGGCAGGTGTCCGGCTGTTGTCCGCTGGCCTGACGGGCGGCGTCCCGGACCGTGGCGGCGAGCTGGGCGTAGAGGGCACCGACGCGCTCGTCGTCGATTCTGGCGGCGCTCATGGCCTTGACGAGGTACTGCGAGGCGTCGGCCAGGTCAGGCGCGCACCGGTGGCAGAAGCCGTGTCGTGCGCAGTGCCGGGTGCTGCTGCAGGCGGTGGGCTGGTCGGTCATGTGCTGCTCCTGGTGTTGGGGCCGGGCCGCCACGGGGACGACCCGGCAGCGGCAGGTCAGATGCGGTCGCGGTCGATGACGCCCTGGAGCCAGGCGGCGTCCTCGGTGGACACGTGAGCCCCGTTCGTCGGCTGCACGAGGAGATGGACGGGCCGGCCGCCTCCGTCGCGGTCGGGGCCGACGCGGACGCCCCAGGTGCAGCGGTCGGGGCTGCCGTGGCCATCGATGCAGTGCAGGCACGGGAGGTCGTTCTCGATCTCGGTGGATTCGAAGTCGAGCCAGACGATCACGGTGTTGCCGTCATGGCAGGACCGGCGGGTGATCCCGGCGATCCCGGTCGGCCAGAAGGCGTCGGAGTTGTCCTCGCCGATCCAGTGGACGGTCGCGGTGCCGTCGGGCCACAGGACGCCGTCGGCTACGCGGCCGGTCCCGGATGCTCCGGTGACGTCGGTGTTGCGCTGGAGGTAGAAGCGGCGGGGCACGGACGGGTGGTCGTGGGTCATGCGGGGTCTCCCTGTGCGGGGGCGGAGCGTGTCGGGATGCTGGCGACGCACGCGCGCAGCTCGTCGAGCGTCAGGTGTTCCTCGACGGTGGTGGTGCACTGGATGTCGACCTCGGCGATGTCTGGTTGCGTGAGCAGCCAGGAGGCGTCGCGGTAGGTGCGTTGGGCGTTGCTGGAGAAGCGGCCCCAGACGGTCCATCCGGGTCTGTCGTGGTAGCGGATGTGGATGCGGAAGCGGAAGCTGGTGGTGGTCTCACGACTTGCTTCGGTCATTGAGACTCGTCCTCCTCGACGGTCCACGTGGTCGTCTCCCGCACGAGGCGGCGCTTGACGGGGGTGTTGTCGTCGGCCCAGCGCGGCGAGCTGATCTGTACCTGCCGAAGGCGTTCCACGGCGCGGTCGCGGTCGTGGAAGGCGGCGCCGGGCGCCCACTCCTGGGCAACCGGGTCGTACAGGGAGACGCGCCACTGCACGCGTGGCGGCTGGGCTTCGTCGTTGGCCGGCTGGGTGTCGGACAACCCGGCAGCGAACTTTGGGGAGGCTTTGGGGATGGCGTGGCTGTCGAGGGTGCCCTCAAAGGCGGCGGTGGCTTCCTCGGGGGTGGGGCCGTGGCGTCCGTCGGCGATCCAGGGCGCGGCGTCCATGTCCGGCTGTTGTCCGCTGGCCTGACGGGCGGCATCCCGGTTGCGGCGGGTCTCGCTCACGGCAGGCAGGAAGATCTCCTCGGCCACCCGCAGAATCCCGAGGAACAGGCGGGTGGAGGCGAAGTGCTCGGGGTCGGCCTTGAGGTCGTCGAGGAGGTCGGACACCTCGTTCTCGTGGATCTCGACGTGGATGCGGCGCTGGCCCTCGATGCGGTTCATGTAGATGCGGTCCATGGGGTGCTGCTCCTGGTGTTGGGGCCGGGCCGCCACGGGGACGACCCGGCAGCGGCTGGGGTCAGACGGCGGAGGTGGGGGCGGCCTCGGGCTCATAGGCCCAGCCGAAGGTCCCGTCGAGGTGAGCGCCGAGGTGGCCGGGCTCCAGCTCGCACGCGAAGGCGTCGTACTCGGCTCCGCAGTACTCGTCGTCGACGTCGCCCTCGGTAACGAGGTGCGCGCTGTCGTGGCCGGCGGGCTTGATGCAGCCCGAGCCGCGCGCCTGAGTGACGCCGTAGGTGCACACGCCGGTGGCGTAGGTGCCGGTGGTCTGCTGCTTGGCCATGGTCTGGCTCCTGTCGTGGGTAGTGTCGGGTCGGGCTGCCCTGCTTGGTTGCGACATGCAGGGCGGCCTGCGGCGTGTCAGGCGGCGGTTTCGTCGTCGGCGGCCCACAGGCCGTCGTGGTCGTGCTCCTCGACCGGCAGGCCGGGCGGGCAACCGGGGCAGTAGTCCCGGCCCTCCCAGTCCGACCAACCGTCCGCGGCGGCCTTCTCGTGGTGGCCGGCAGCCTGCACGGCGGAGGTGGTGCGCTGGATGTGGACCGTGAGCGTGTAGGCCATGCAGGTGTCGCAGTCGCAGATGGTCTGCGTGCTGGTGTCGCTGGTACGGCGCACGGGGGTCTCCTTCGGCAGGTTCGGGCGGTCAGGCGGTGGCGCGCTTGCGGAGCAGGTAGGCCTGCTCGTCCTCGGCGGTCGGCGCCTCGATGCCCAGGGCGTGCAGCACGGCGGCAAGAACGGTGCCCGGGTCGGCGTCGGGCTGACCGGTGGCGCCTTCGATGGCGTGCCACGCGCGGTCGTGCTCCTCGACGGTGAGGGTGCGGGCGGGCTGTTCGGTCATGGCGTGTCCTTCTGGGTGTGTGGTGGCGGGACGGGTCAGGCGGGGGTGGCGCGGCATTCGTCGCAGGGCTGCGGGGTGGGGCCGGTGGCGGCGGTGCCGCAGGGCCAGGCGCCGGGGCGGGCGATGTGGTAGCAGGGGGCCTCGGGCTCAGCGGTCCGCTGCCGGGGCGCCTTGGGCGTGATGCCGGCGGCGGCGAGGAGGAGGGCTTTGATGTCGCCCTGCCTCTGGGCTTCAACGATGTCCTCGTCGCTGGGCTCGAAGATCATCAGGTTGCCGCCATGTCCACGAAGCGGGCGTAGTGGCCCTGGAACGCGGCCGTGATCGTCGCCGTCGGGCCGCCGCGGTGCTTGCCGACGATGAAGTCGGCCTCCCCGGATCGGGGCGAGTCCTTCTCGTAGGCGTCCTCGCGGTGGAGCAGGATCACGATGTCGGCGTCCTGCTCGATCGAACCGGACTCACGCAGGTCGGACACCATCGGCTTCTTGTCGGTGCGCTGTTCGGGGCCACGGTTCAGCTGGGCCAGGACCACGACGGTGATGCCGAACTCCTTGGCGAGGAGCTTCAGCTGCCGGGACAGTTCGGAGACGGCCACCTGCCGGTTCTCGGCCTTCGGCGCCTGCATGAGCTGCAGGTAGTCGACGATGACGAGCCGCAGCCCTGCCGTGCGGACGAGGTGCCGGACGCGGGCCCGCAGGATCGGCATGGTCAGGAATGCGTTGTCGTTGATGAACAGCGGTGCCGCCTGGATTGCCGGCCCCCGCTTCGCCAACCGCTGGACCGCGGCAGTGTCGTCGCCGACGATGCCCAGCTTGATGTGGTGCAGGGCGACCCGGGCCTCGGCCGAGACGATCGAGTTGCCGATCTCATCGCGGCCCATCTCCAGCGACTCAAAGAGGGTCGGGATGCCGTTGCGCACGGCGGCAGCGCGGGCCAGGCCGAGCCCGAGGGTGGTCTTGCCCATGGCGGGCCGGGCGCCGATGACGACCATCTGCCCGGCGGCCCAGCCCCCGGTGAAGAGACTGTCGAGGTCCATGAACCCGGTGGAGATCCGGTCGTCTGCGGTGGGCGGGGTGACGGCCCGGGTGAGTACGCCTTCGAGGACGTCGCCGACCTGGATGGTCTCTTCGTCGGTGCCTTGGCGGATGACGCCGTCGAGTTCGAGCTGGGCGGCGGCGATGTCGGTGTCGGGGTCGAAGGCAGCGGAGCGGGCCAGGTTGATCGCAGCATGGCCGTGGGCGACGAGCCGGGCGGCGATGGCCTTCTTGGTGACGCGGTCGGCGGCCCAGGAGGCGGAGGCGGGTGTGGCCTCGATGTACAGCTGGGCCAGCTCGTCCTTCGTCGCCGGCACGGTGGGCATGCGGCCGTCGGCCCGGAACGCCTGGAGCTGCCGTTCGACGGCCTCCCAACGGATGCTGCCGGGCTGCAGGCTGGCGCGGATCTCCTCGACGGCGAACCAGATCCAGCGGTAGCGGTCGGTGGTGATGTCCGCGGGGTCGAAGCCCTGGACCGCCAGGTCGTCGACGAGGTCGGTGCGGGCCATGACGGCGGCCGCGAGGATGCGTTCGGCTTCGACGTCGGCGATGTAGTCGCCGGCGGGCAGCTGGTCGTCGAGAGGGGCTTCCCACATGTCGTCGCTCATGCGGCGTCACCGGCCCGACGGTCGGCGCCTTCGAGGAGGAGCACGCCGCCGCGGAACATCTCGCGCAGCCGGGACTGGACGCGGTCGCCGACGATGTTGGCGGTGGCGCCGGGAAGCACGTCGCAGGTGATGAGGCAGGGCCGACGGTTGATGTACCGCTCGTCGAAGATCTCGTAGAGGCGTTCCTGGGTCCAGCCGGTCGGGGAGACGCGGGCGGCGGCAAGGTCGTCGATGTACAGCAGGTCGGCCTCCTGGAGTTGGCGGGTGAGGGTGCGCACGTCCCAGTCGTGGTTGTCGGGACGGAGCGCGTCGAAGAGGGCGGTGGACCGCCAGGTCTCGATGCGGGGCTTGCGGCCGGTGCGGGTGATGTGAGTGCCGAGCCATTGGCGGGTGGCCTGCCAGGCGGTGTGCGTCTTGCCGATGCCGATGGCGCCGGTGAGGAACAGGCAGACGGGGGCGGTGTCGGCCTGGGTGGCCCATTCGGCAGCCCGCGGATGGATGGCGACGTCCCGGCGGTAGATGACCGGGGTCGCCTGGAGGAAGGCGGAGACGGCGGCTTCGCGGCGCTCGGTGCGGACCGAGTCGCGGTCGTCGTCGTCAGAAATTGAGGGCACGCTGCTTCTCCTCTTCGGTCATGTGGTTCATGTCTCGGGGAGCGGTTGGAGCGCCGACTGCGCGGAGGTGGGTCCGGGTCTGGCGTTCGCTGGCCCACTTGGCCGAGCGGCGGATCCACTTCTGCCATTCGGCGGGCCAGTTGCTACGGCGCCGGCCTTCGGCACGGTGGTGGTCAACGAATTGAGCGGTCTCGTAGTCGATGTCGAGGGCGGGCCCGAAAGTGTCGAGGGCCCAGCGGCGCATCGAGTCGGTGAGGGCGAATCCGTCGTCGTCGATGGGGGCGAGGCCGTCAGGCCGTGGGGCCTCAGCCAAGGCGACGGAAGGGATCGAATCGTTGGCCAACCCACCCCCCTCCTCTTCTGGGGCTGGGGTAGGGGTAGGGGCAGGGGCAGGGGAATGCGCGCGTGACGCGCCCGCGCGCCCGCGCGTAGAGGCTTTCGGACCCCCCTCGGCATCCCCCTCTTGAGGGGTATCGGAGGGGGTTGCCGAAGGGGTTGCGGAGGGGGTTACGGAACCCCTTCCGGAAGGGTCGGGTGTGAGGTCTCCGAAAGCCTTCCGGAGGGCCTGGATGTGGGTGGCGATCTGGGCCCGGATGGAGGGCCCGTCTTCGCCGCGGTACTTCGTCGGCTCGCTGCTGAGCTCGTCGAGCGGGATGCGGTCCATCTCATCGAGCAGGGCCCGCTGCAGGTGCTTGGAAGAGATCTCCAGTGCGCCGGACACCATGGCGCCCATGACCTTCGGCATCCGCCAGACGCCGTCGTTGCGGACGAAGGAGCGGATGAGGAGCTCCTCGGTGTCCTCGTCCATGACGATGAACCGGGCTCCTTCGAGGGTCTGGAGGAGCTTCTCCAGCTCGGCAGAGGTCAGGCCGCGGGCCTTGCGGGACCAGCGGCGCAGGGTCAGGTCGAGGAGGCCGGCGTGGTTCAGGTTGGGCTGTGAGATGAGGAACAGGTAGAGGCGCTGTTCCCGCTCGCCAAGTGCGAGGAAGTCGGCGTCCTCCCAGATGCTGGTGAGGATCCGGCCGTGGCCACGTGCCATGGGAGGTCTGCTTCCTGGTGAAGGGGGTGGTGGTCTAGGCGGCGGCCGCGAAGGCGGGCTCGGCGTGCCTGTCGATCTGCTCGCCGGTGATGGCTTCGACGAGGGCGCAGACGAGGATCTCGGCGGCGTTCGGGGTGACGGCGTTGCCGTACTGGCGGACCTTGTCGCGCTTGTTGCCGAGGACGATGTAGTCGTCGCCGAAGCTCATGGCGCGGCCGATCTCGTGGGGTTCGAGCATCCTGAAGAGGACGTCGTCGACCTGGACGTCGCCCCTGACGAGGGCATACCGGTCCCGGGTCGTGAGTGCGCCGATCGGTTCGTTGACCGTGCGCGGGGCCCCGTTGCCGTAGTAGGGGACGAGCATGTGCTCCCACGTGAGGAGCGACTGGTGGCCAGCCGTGGTCATGGTCCGGAACGGTTCGGTCGGGGTGGTGCAGTGCTCTCCGCCGTCGCCCTTGCTGCCGTTGTTCCGCATCACCATGGCTGCCGGGGCGACTAGCCCGTGGTGGTTGCCGGAGGCGGTCACGGTGGCCAGGGATTCGGACACCGATCGGGCGACAGAGCCGCCGCCGCGGAGCTCGGCGATGAACGGGAGCCAGGCGAGCCCGGTCTCGTTCCGCGTCGTCATGGCGCGCAGCGGCGTATGCGCGGAGGCCGCGTTCTTCCCGTCCCGGCCTTCGACGGGGACCATCAGCGGCGGCACCATCAGGGCGTCGTTCTCCCGTGTGGTGCGCGCTGGCATCGGCTCCGCCACGGAGACGGCCGCGTCACGCCACGTCCCCCCGGCAGGGACCATCATCGGCACCGGGCGGGCGAACTTCTTCAGGCCGGCCTCGATGCGGGCGATCGTCTTGTCGGCGAGGGGCTTGGCTCGGTCGCCGATCCGCTGGCCGGGGATGGACCAGTCGATCGCGGCCGCAGCCGGGAGAGCGTCGGGCTCGACGATCTGGTTGCGGCAGGACGTGTTTGGGCAGCGGTAGACGTACTGCTGCCGGTAGCGGCCCATGTCGCGCTTCGGGTCCTTGAACACCTGCATGGCCTGCACGTGCCGGTCGCAGCCCGAGCACCAGGCACGGGGCCGCAGCCACTTGGCCCAGTCGGGGGTGCGGCCGAGGGACTCGTGCCAGTAGCCGACGTACAGCCGGTCGCGGGACTGCGGCGCCCGGTGCACGGACCGCGGGTCGGCGTGCATGCTGTTGAGGGCGATGATCCGGGTGCGGTAGCCGAGCTTGTGGATCTCGCCGATCCACCGGTCCCACTGGTCCCAAGCTCGGACGTCGGTGACGTTCTCGACGATGCCGGCCTTCACCAGGCCCCCGCGCTCCTGTACGCCACGGAGGTACAGCGGCACCTCTTCCATGAGGGCTCGGGACTCTTCCTCGGCGGAAGGCTCGTCGTCCTCGTCGGTGGCGGCGAGCAGGTCGAGGAGGCTTCCCTGCATGGCGCCGACGAAGTCTCGCTTCTTGCCCTTGGCGACGGACCAGTTGGTGCATTCCGGGGAGGCCCAGAAGATGTCGCAGACGGGCCAGTCCCAGACGGGCGCCTTGCGGATGTCGCCCTGGTAGTGGCTGGTGGTCGGGAAGTTCGCGGCGTGCGACTCGATGGCAAGCCGCCAGTGGTTGGCTGCCCGCTCGACGCGGACGCCGGGGACGGCGTGGACGCCCTGGCTGGAGCCGCCGGCTCCGCAGAACCAGTCCATGACGGAGAGTGCGTCGTTGTCGTGGCGAGGCATCAGGCGGCCTTTCCCATGTCGCGGATGAGGTCGTGGACGTAGGCGCGGGCCATGCCGAGGCGGTCCGCGATCTCGTGCTCGGGCACGTTGAACGAAGCAAGGTGGGCGATCTCGCGTCGGCGGTAGGCGCCGAGCTCGTCGCGGTGCTCTTCGGGGGTGCACTGCGGGTCGTCAATGTCGCGCCACGCGTCGGGCCCCCACCAGCCGGCGGCCCGTGCCATTCCCCGGGTCACCGGCGACTGGCCCACCTGGTGGCGCCGCCGTTCGTAGACGGCGGCGATCCGGGCCGCGAAGTCCTTGCTGGTGACCCGCCTGATCTGGGAACACATGTGCCGGGCGGTGGCGTAGCTGATCTGGGCTTCCTCGGCGACGACGTAGAGAGGGTGGCCGAGAACCGCCAGAGCCTGCAGCCTGCGCATGGAACCGACGTTGCTCGTCCAGTAGCCGGGCCTCGCTGCGTCGAACTCCGGATCGAAGGCGAGAATGGTCTTGGCGTTCTCGGGCGAGCAGGTCTTGTACCTGCCAGCAGCGAGGCCGCCGATGGTGCCGACCTTGATGCCGGTGCAGGAGGCGATGTCGATCTGCGTCCAGCCCCCTTCCTCGATGAGGTGGCGGAGGTGGCTGGCTACGTCAGTGGCATCGATGCGGCTGGGGCCTTCGCGGTGGCGGCGGAGGTCGGACTGCTTGCAGTACCGCTTGTTGGCCTCGACGCACTCGTTTCGTCGGCAGCCGCGGAGGTAGCAGCGGCGTTCTCCGTGCCGGGGCGGGGTCTTGCTGGTCACTGTCCTGTCTCCTTCCGGTCGGGTGTGCGTGCGGGGAGTTGCCAGATGGCCTGGCAGACGCGTCGGTTGTGGGCGTCGCGCCATCGGCGGAGGTCGTCGAGGATGCGGATGGCGGCGAGCTCCCGCATGCAGGTGCGGTACTGGCGGTCGCGGAAGCTCATGCCGCGGCTCGTCGGGCTGCGGCGGTGCCCTTCCAGGTGCGGACGCCGGAGTGGTTCACGGTGGGCCGGTCGCTGCACGCCCAGCCGGCGGTCCGGATGTAGCCCTCGTCCTTCAGGAGCGTCATGAGTCGGCCCCAGTGATGGGCGGAGTCCGGCGGCTCGGGCAGCTTGTGCTCGTCGGCGATCTCGAAGCAGGTGAACGTTCTGCCGGTCGCAGCGGCGTCTATGTACTTGGGCCAGACCTGAGCGAGCCACGTCTCGTAGTCCTCGGCACGCTGGCGGCGGGCGGACTGCTCGGGGACGGTGCCGTCGAGCGCGGGCTGAATAGGCGTCGTCATGCCTCTACCTGTAAGCCCGCGGTGCGACACGTTTGGTTTCACGGAAGGTTTCACGATCTTGCTCACGGCGTCCTCTCCCTGCTGGCCTGCGGATTAGGAGTTCTTGCGGCGCACGGCCTACTCGACGAGTTCGCCGTCGATGGGCTCGTCGTCGGCCGGGTCGTAGTCGTCGAGGACGGACACGGTCGGCATCTGCGGGCTGGCCGCCTCGTTGGCGACCTCGGCCTGGGCGCGGAGCTGCTCGCGCATGTACTCGGCGCTGGTCGGCACCCACTTGGCGAGCTGGCGCACCGCGGACTTGAGCCACATGGATTCCTCGTTCGTGTTCCACGGGCTGTACTGCGAGTTCCTGGAGTCCGACTTGGCCTTGAGTTCCATGACCCGCGTCCGGTTCAGGACGACGACCTTGGAGGTGGCGCCGTCCTTCATGACGGCGTAGGCGTACACGCCGACGAGGGGGCCGCGGTCGGTGCCGAACCAGTCGATCTCGTGGACCGGACGCTCATCGCGGCCGGGCACGTAGTGGAAGGTGTCGTTGGCGCGGACTACTTCGACGATGACGGACGATGCGGCGCCCGCCCGGTAGATGAGTTCGACGATCCCCTGGTAGCCGACGATGCCCTTGATGATCTCGGCGTGGCCGTGGGCCTTGCTCTTGCGGGCGGTGAGGTAGAACTGCTCGGTTCCGGGCTCCAGTCCGAGACGGGCCGCGGTCTTGAGTTCCCGGAGGAAGACGCCAATGTCGTTCTGGGCCGCCTTCATCAGGTCTTCGTTGCCGCGGATCGCGCCGACGGCCAGACGGATCCACTGGTCGGCGTTGATGTGGGAGGGGACGAGGGCGGCGTACTCGCTTCGGTACGCCTCGATCTGGGCGGCCGGCCCGTTGTCGCGCTTCTCGATCGCGTTGCCGATCTGGCTCATGCGTGGGTGCTCCTGTACGGCTGGAGTGCGAGGGTGGTGCCGTCCGGATTGACCGTGCGGTAGGCGATGCGGCGCTCCCCGCAGACGGCCCGGTAGCCGTTGCCGATCAGGTCGAGGACTTCGCCGCGGACCTGGATGAACTCGGTGTCGACGGTGCGCCGCTGATCGCCGATGACCTCGTAGCGGGCGGCGAGGTCGAGGGGGATCTCGACGTCGATGTCGTCGCGGCCGGTGGGCTGGACGCGGATGGTCTGGTAGGTGGCGTCGGCGCCGTCGATGGGGGGCCGGTTGCCCTGTCGGACGTCGTCGAGGAACCGCCAAGCCGCTTCGCGGAGGATCCTGGCGTCGTCGATGTCGTACTCGACGGTGTACTCGCGGTAGTCGTGGCCGGAGACGAGTAGCGCGACGTGAGTGGTGCGGTAGCCGGTGACGTCCATCTGCCACTGGACCTGGCAGCGGTAGTAGACGGGGATCTCGTCGCTGCCGGCCGGACCCCAGCCTTCGCCGAACGGGCTGGTCTTGACCTCGACGAGGCAGTTGTCACCGATGCGGTCGGGGGTGGCGCGCTGCCAGTCGCGGTCGCAGTGCCGCCACGTGCCGGTCTCGTGGAGGTCCATGCCGTGCTCGTCGGCGAACTTCTTGGCAACGGCGTCCTCGAGGCGGTTGCCCCATTCGACGGCCGGGTTCGGCTGGAACGGCGGGGTGGGCAGGCCGGCCTTCTTGTGCCAGAGGCTGAAGCGGGACTGCCACGGGGAGAGGCCGACGACCGCGGCGATCTCGGTGGCGGTGATGCACAGCCCGGCGCGAGCCTGCTCCCACTCGGGGGTTCCAGGGGCGTACTGCCCGAGGAGGACCCCGGTTGGCGGCTGGGTGGTGATCACGCGGCCACCTCGCCGCTGGTCGCAATGGCCGTGAGGTTGGCGACGCCCTTGGGGTCGTACTGGATCGCGGCGACTGCGGCCCCGTACTCGGGGAAGGCCTCGGACAGGCGGAAGAAGTGCTGCTCGTCGGCGATGGCGAAGGCGCACAGGAGGTGCGTCGTGAAGCTGCCGGCCTGGTAGCCGCCCCGCCCGAAGTGGAAGAGGACGTGGTTCGCGACGTCCGGGGTGATGGCGTGGTCCATGAAGGGCTCCTGAGGGTGTGAGGAACCAGGGCCCGCCCCGAGAACGGGGGAGGGGCGGGCCCTGGCTGGCGCGGAGCCGGGGGGAGGCTCGACGCGCCGGTCTATGGGTGGGTCAGACCTTCGCCGTCTCGGGCTTCACGGCGGTCCACTGCTCGGCCTGCTCGTCGTAGACGACGTGCGGGTTGTCGTCGACGCGGAAGCCGATGCCAGCGTTCTTGGCCACGTTCAGCCCCATCGCGAGACGCTCGGCCCACTCCGGCGCCCGCTTCTGCCGCAGGGCAGTCACGGCCTCCGTGTGCTCGTTCTGCCACTGCTGCGGGTCGAAGCCGGCGGACTCGGCCGCGTCCCATGCCCACTCGCCGATCTCTCCGGAGTCGAGCTGCTCGGCGACGTCCGCAACGGTCTGCCGGGCGAGCCGCGGGTCAGCCTGGTTCAGGGCATCGAGGTAGCGGTAGGCGATCCAGGCCGCGCACCCGATCCGGATGTTCGCATCCCACAGGTCGCGGTCGGCGTGGTAGTCGGCGGCGTGCAGGTCGTCGGTCGAGTTGAGTACCTCCTGCAGCAGCCCCCCGCCGGCCTCCCGGACGGTCTTGGGTGCCTCATAGGCGGGCGGTTCGGCCTCGGGCATGGACGTCTCCATGTCGATGCCCTTGCCGCCGGCGGCGAGTGTCCACTGCCACAGGTCGCGGGCCTTGTCGAACGTCTCGACGCTGATGGGGCCGAGGCCGGAGAAGCGGGCGGGCATCACGGCTCCGATGAAGTCTTCCGCGATCAGCAGTGCCGCCGCCTCGTCGGTCGTCACGCGGAGACGGAAGTAGCCCTCGGCGCTGCCGAACTTGGCGAGCTTGGTGCTGTCGAAGGCGGGGAACGGCGTCTCGTCGGCCGCGTGCTCGGTGAGGGTGCGGAGGATGCCGCGCCAGTCCGGGAACTCCAGGCCGCGGTCGACGGCGATGCTGAACGACGCCTGGGTGGAGTCGAAGGCGACAGCGTCCTTGCGGGGTTCGATCGCGATGTCGACGGCGCCCTTGTGGCCGCGGATCCACTCGCGGAGGGCGGTCAGGCTGGTGCCGGGGATGGTGCAGGCCCACGGCTCCTGGGCGGTGTCGCCGTGGTTGAGCTGGTAGCGGGCGGCGGCGAGCGTGTACCGGTCGGATGCGACGGTGTAAAGGTAGCGGCCATCGGCGTCGAGGCGGATGCCGTGCAGTGGCTTGATGGTCTCGTCGCCGATGTGGGCGATGGTCTTGTCGATGAGGAGGCCGAGCTGGTGGGCGTTGATGGTGATGCTCACGGTGCTCCTTCTGGGATGCTTGGGGTGCGCCCCGTCGACTTCGCCTCGACGGGGCGTCCTGCTGGGGTTGTGCGCCGGGCCGGCGGGTCGGTTCACCGCTGGGCCCGGCGGGTTCATGCGGCGGCGCGGGGGCCGGTGATGGGGAGGAGCATCTGCGCCTGGTAGCTGGCCGAGACTTCGGGCAGGCCGTGCCGCTTGATGAGGTGGTCGGTCATGTCCTCAGCCGCAGCAGCCTTGGACACGCAGGTGACGTGGTGCTCGCAGCGGGGCGCCGGGCAGCGCAGGTAGCCGGTCACGCGGCGGCCTGCTTCCGGTGCTCGCAGGTGGCCATGAGGCACGGCTTGGCCTGCTCGTCCCACTGCCCGCGGGTGACGAGCCGAATCGTCCAGCCGTTCTTCAGCTCCCGGTCGCGGTCGCGCTGCCGCGGGGTGAAGTCCTTGTGGGCGTCGGCCGCGGTCATGGCGGTGTCGCCGTGGCTGCTGCTGAACACGCAGCCGGTGCGGTCGGCGCGGATCCAGAAGCACTGGGAAAGCGGGATGACGGTGTCGTCTATCTGAACCATGAGCTTCACGAGGCGGGCTCCTTCGAGAGGTGGCGGCCGAGCAGGGCCAGGGCGGCGAACGCGCCGCCAGCCGCAGCGAGCTGGATCCAGGCGTGGGTCACGGCGTCTCCCGTCCGAGGACCCGGCGGGTCCAGTCGTCGAGGGATTCGGTGTGCCCGTCGCGGATCGACGCCGCGTAGTCCGGGTCGGGGGCGGTGAGGCCGAGGGAGCGGAGCAGCATCCCGCCCGCCGTGTCACGGACCGGGGCGGGTGCCGCGTCCAGGTCGCACAGGAGAGCGGACACGATCGCCGTCTGCGGGGTCACGAGGCCACCTGCTCGCCCGGGTGGGTCTGGTTACGGACGGGCTTCCACGGGGGCTTGCCGCTACCGGGGCACGGCTCGGACCAGTTGCGTCCGCTCCACCGGTGCTCGCCCATCACGCCGTCCTTGGTCATGGCCCGGTCCTTCGTGCAGTGCTCGCACCAGCCGCGGGGGCGGGCGGGTTCCGGAACGGCGGGGTAGACGATGCGGTAGGTGGGGTGGTCCCAGCGGATGCGCTTCTCGCCGTCGACCCGGAAGGCGAGGTACGGGCCGCGGGTGCCGACGATCGTGGCGGGCTTGCCGTCGTACTCGATGCGCATGCGGTGGCGGGCAGGCACGTCGTAGTAGCGGCGGATCCACTCCATGGAGCTGGTCACGACGTCACCACCTCGACCGGGAAGGGCGGAGTCGGGTTCTTGGCGAACGCCCGCCGGTAGCGGTAGCGCGGGTTGGGCGTTTTCACCTCGGTCCACTCGATCGGCCCGTGGCAACGCCGGTACGGGCTGTGGTACCAGGCAGGGTGCATGGCGAGTGCCCCGCAGTCCGGGCAAGCGATCTTCGGGCCGATCGGCGCTCCGGTCAGGGCGCTCCGGTCGTAGTGGTCGGGGCGGAGAACGTCGATCGACCCGTCGATGGCCTGCTCTCGGCTGAAGTCGGGGAAGTCGCAGCCGTCCTCGTACTGCTCGAGTGCGGCGTCCTGGCTCTCGGCCGAGACCTTGACCATGTAGACGGAGGTGACCTCGAACTTCACGTAGTAGTCGCGCTCTTCGAGCCCCCACCGTCGGTGCTGCGGCACCTGGCTCTCGATGAAGTCGAGGATGTCCTCAGCCTCACCCCTCGGCTCCGGACGGGCGTACCGCTGGCCGCGGGCATCCTCGTGGGCGCCGGGGTGGCCGAGATCGCGGACGCAGTCGTAGATGCTGATGGTCTCGCCGTCCTGGAACAGCTCCTGGGCGCACTTCATCGCGTGCCTCCAGGGGCCCAGCCGGGGTAGTCGGCGTCGGTGGAGCAGAGTTCGGGATGGAGCAGCATGTAGATCGCATCGCCGTCGGCGACGACCTCCTGCTCGTTACCGAGGGCGGCGTGGCGGGCCTGTGAGGCACGCAGTACTGCGATCTGCTCCTCAAGAAGCGCCGTCGGCACGTCCAGGCGCTCGATCGGGTTGATGGTCATCACGCCTCCCCCCTCTGCTGCGGGACGGTCGGGTCTTCGAAGGCCCGGTCGGCGGCGATCTGTCGCATGACGGCGACAACCTGGTCAGCGCGGAGCCACTCGGCGCCCAGCTGGCGGGCCCGGCGCTCGACCCGGTCGGCGGTGGCCTCGAGGACCTCGGCACCGAATGAGTCGGCGGCCTGCTTCGCAGCCTCGAAGTGGGAGGCGCCTCCGCTACGGAGCATCCTCAGCAGCTCGTCGCGGGCGCTCATGCCGCACCTCGCACGATGAGCCGCGGGTCGTACTGGGCGAGGGTCTTGTTCGCGCGGGCCAGGTCGGCGAGCGCGTACTCGCGGGCCTCGCGGTACTGGGGTGCCCGGCACAGGGTGACGTTGTAGGCGAGGTTGATCGCCTCGGCCTCGGCGGCCAGCACGTGCTCGGGGATCTGCCGGCCGATCAGCGTGGCGACGGCGTCCGGGATCGGGACGGGCACCAACTGGTGGTGCATGGGGGATACTCGGGACACGGGGTCCTCTTCTCTCTCGCAGGTGATTGCGGTGGAGGGGTGGATCTCGAAGGGCCGGCCGTCGCGGTGTAGGAGCCCGGCGGCGGCCCGCATAGCCGACTAGGCGGCGAGGGCCTGACAGGCGGCGACCGGCCTCGGCGAGGAGGACCGCTTGGCGGCACGCCTCTTCATGCGGGGCCGGCCGGTGCGGGTGTTCGGCGCGTTGATGTGGCGCTCGAAGATCTCGGCGAGCTGGCTCTCGCTGAACCGCAGCTGTCCGTTGATCCGGGCGTGCGGGAACGGGTCGTGCTCGCGGTTGACGCCGTCGCGGAGGAACCGCACTCCGCCTTCCGGCTTCGTCTCGTCCGCCAGCTTGAGGAGCCAGGCTGCTTCCTTGACGGTGTAGACAGGCTCCAGCGTCTTCGGCGTGGTCCGGCGGGTGGTCATGTCACCTCTTCTTTCGTCGTGGGTTCTCGCTGCAGCAGGCGGGTGTCGTCCGCCTCTATGCCGAGGGTTCGGCGGAGCCGGGCGTAGGTGCCCGGCCTCATGCGGGTGCGGTAGCCGGTTTCGAGGTGGTTGAGGTACGGCCGGCTTATGCCGGCGGCCTCGGCCGCTTCGTCCGTTCCCAGACCTGCGTGCATGCGGGCCTTGCGGATTTCCGCCCCGTTCACCTCGTAGGTGGGAGGGGGTTGTTCCATGGCTAGAAGCTAGCTGGAGATAGCGGGTGTTGTCTAGCGGGAGTTAGCGGGACTTTGCGTCTTGTGCTCCCGTGGGCAGAGAGAGATCTTGCTCAATCCCGGTCACGCTCGGTCGCGCGTGTGTTACTTCTAGCCGCTCTTCGCCCTGCTCCTGGCTGCTCCTAGCTGGTCCTGCCAAGATGGACTCATGGCAGCCCTCGACCTTCACCGCCTCGCGGAGTACGTGAGACTCCGCCGCACCCAGCTCCACCTGGGCGTGGAACCTGCGGCACGAGCCGCCGGCATCAGTAAGGACACCTGGAAACGCGTCGAGAACGCACTGACGGTGCGCGACACCAAGTACGCGGAGATCGAGCGAGTCCTCCAGTGGGCACCCGGAGGCTGCATGGCAGTCGCCCGCGGGGGAGAGCCGCTCCTCAGTGCGCCGTCCGACGCCGACCCGGACGTGCGCCTCACCGAGATCCCGTCAAGCGAACTAGAGCGGGCCGTGGGGGACGCGGTTCGCAGCGCCGTCGTCGCCACCCGAGGTGACCTGACCGGCGACGACATCCTCAAGCTCAACGCCAAAGTCATGGAGGAGCTGCGCCAGCGCGGCATCCTCAAGGATTGAAACTCGGCCAATCGGAGTACAACCTTTTTGAGTCACCGCGTTTCATTGAAAGTCGTCCTAGATTCTTAGCTCGTACTGGCCACAGTTAGCTGCATCCGTGGCAGAGTCGAAGGACCTTGGGGGTTCCCCGCAGCACCCGGAAGGGGGGAACTCGGTATGCGCAGGAGTCTGCTCGTCGCCGATCTTGACCCGACGTTCGAAGGCTGGGTCGGCGTAGCCGATGGGAAGATGATCTGTGTAGCGCCGCCCGGCGTCTTCCAAGACGTCGACCGGCAGCGGAGCATGCGCGCTGTCGTCAGGCGCAGTGGTGGGGACTGTGCGACGTGCAAAGGCTGCAAGTTGGGCCGTGGCGCGTAACAGTCAGACGTTGCGGCATCCGGCGACGGGGACATCGCCGGGTCGCCGCGGCCATAGATGAAAGGGCGCCCCGATCTCTCGGGACGCCCTTGTTTACTGCTCAGGCCGCCTGTTGCGTCTCTTCGCTGCCCAGACTGGGGGCGCCGGAAAGGAGACGCACGAGATCGGCCGTGATGACGACGTGGCGGGTGCCGAGCGGAATCGTCTTCACGGGGGAGTCGCCGCGCTTGATCCGCTCGTGCAGGTGGCTCTTGCTGCAGCCGATGGCGCTGGCGGCCTTCGGGACGCTGACCGTGGCGGGCCACTTGCGAATGTCCGCGAGTGTCGGCTGCGGAGAGCTTTTGCGTGATCTTGATCTCGTGGTGTCCGGGGTGCTCGCGCGCTCTGTGCTCACGGCTTCTCCTGTCGGATCTTCGGTGCCGCTGTCGTCCGTCCGTGCTGACAAGATGCTAGCCGCTATTATAGCGGAAGCTAGCGGCGGTGTGCCGCTAGGTCTGAGCATGGAGGATTCGTGAGCCGAATCGAGTTCGGACGGACCGGAAGGGCGGTCGCGGCCAATGTGCGGCGGCTTCGAGGCGAGAGGGGTCTCAGTCTCAGAGGCCTTGCTGAGGCCCTGGAGCGGCACGGCCGCCACCTTGGAGAGGATGCCCTCGGCAAGATCGAGAGGGGTGCCAGAGCTGGCGTCTGCAGCGGCGTCAGGCGTGTCGACGTGGATGACCTCGCGGCCCTCGCGGCCGTGCTGGAAGTCATGCCTGCGGAGCTTCTGCGCTCCCAGGAAGAAGACCGTGGGGCGGCCTACGGCGGCTCGGTGAAGAGGGTGCGAAGCGATGGCTGAACCCAAGCGAATCGTCTTGCGTGATGGCACGGTGCGCTACCGAGTCGTGGTCGACGCCGGCCACGACGAGAACGGCAAGCGCATCCAGCTCACCATCACGCGAGACACGAAGACCGAGGTCAAGAACGAACGAGACCGCATTCTTCATCAGCGAACCGCTGGAACGTTCATCGCCCCCAGTAAGATCACGCTGGGGGAGTGGCTGGACCAATGGCTCGAGTACAAGCGGCGCGACGTCGAAGAGACGACGATCGTGAACTACCAGACTGCCTTGGTCCACTTCCGCGCCAAGCTCGGCCGGATCCGCCTGCAGGAGCTGACCGAGGATCACATCCAGGACTGCGTCGACGAGACCATCGCGACGGGGCGCAGGAAGGGCGGCCAGGTGGGAACGAGGCTGTCGGCGACGTCCGTTGAGGGGCAACTTACGCGCCTGAAGAGCGCCCTGGATCGCGCCGTCATCCGCAAGCTGATCCCGGTGAATCCCGCAAAGTTCGTTCGCGTGTCCCTGGCGGACAGGAAGACCGACAAGCGGGAGCGAACCCGGGTCAAGCCGTGGACCGTGGTTGAGGTGCAGACGTTCGTGCGCGGCATTGCCGAAGACCGGCTGTTCGCCCCGCTGCTGCTGTCGCTGATGGGTCTGCGGCCGGCCGAGGTGTGCGGCCAGCGCTGGACCGACATCGACCTTGAGAACGGGATCCTGTCCATCACGACGACCCGGACCATGGTGTCGAACAGCAAGGTCATCGAGAAGGACACCAAGACCTCGTCCGGCGAACGCTCCCTGCCGCTGCCGCGGGCCCCGTGGGAGATGCTTCTGGCTTTCCGGGAGCGGCAGGACGCTGAGAGGCTGGCTGCGGGCGAGGCGTACACCGACAGCGGATACGTCGTCGTGGACGAGCTGGGCGTTCCGCTGAACACCAGGCTCCTGCGGGAGCACGCCTACAAGCAGATGGAGAAGGTGGGTCTGCGGAGGGTGAGGCTGTACGACGCCCGACACGCGGTACTGAAGGCCCTGGCTCTGGCCGGGGTTCCCGATGTCATCCTCGCCGCCTGGGCCGGGCACACGAACGCGTCCTTCACTAAGCGTAAGTACGTGTCGATCGAGGCCGAGGATATGAGGGGCGCAGCCGAGGCTCTGGACGTGTTTCACGGCGGAGACCGCAAAGCTCTCATGTGA